GCTTTTTTGCAACGGCGCTGTACGACTGCATTTCTATCCAGTCGGCGATTATTCTTTTTTTCTTCCGATCTGTAATCCTTGCAGCCATAGCACCACCGCTCATACAAAATAATTGGCGCGAGGCCGACTCGAACGGCCTTCTGTTGGGGAGAGAGCGCCCAACTCGTTATCTACCGCGCCATGCAAAAAGAGGCTCAGGAACAATCCCAAGCCTCTTGCGCTTTTTCTTTTTTACCAGTATAGCACATTCAAACCGAAAAATCTTCCGGTTTTTTTCCGGTTTTTCAAATTTCTGCGCATCCGTACAGGGAAATTGTAAAATGGTGAAGCGCCGAATCCTTTCGCGCATAAACCTGAGATTTTTCAATCCCAAATTCTTCGCACAACCTGTCCACATTTCCCCTCGCAGGCTTTATGTAGAATCTATCCAGCACCTTCCGCTCATCGTCTGTAAGGACTTCAAGCCCGGAATCCACAAGCGACACCCATTTTCTCGCCTGTTCGAGTGACCGCGCCAGTTCCTCACGGTGAACGATATTCGATAGCATCGCATCTTCCCGGCCGGAACCACCGCCGCTTACCGGCGTACCGTCAGCCGTGGCGCTTCGGATACTCTGCATAGCGGATTCCAGCCGCGCCATTTCCTCGGGAATACTGTTCAGGGCCTGCCTCTTTGCACTGTACTCCTTTAGCTTTTCAATGGCCTCATACTTCCAGTTCATTCCGTTCCTCCTTGCATATCTTATTAAATCCCTGTATAGAACTATAACAACATACACACAAGATATAAGATTATATTTAATATATACTATACAGGGATAAAGCTATAATATTAAATTCCGTCTCCTGTTTTTCGTTTTCGCCCTCCTTTCGGTGCAATCCTTCCCAGGCGGGCAAGGCCGCTTTTCCCCGTGGACGAATATGTAATTGCAGCACCGGCTGCCTTCGTAGTATCCGAAGAAATACCGGCACCCGACGCAATACTTCCTGCCGTCCTTGTATTCCATATTGCCCCCTAGAGAACAGGAAATCTCACAATCCCGCCGAGCATCCCGGTTTCTTGGCATATCATAAGCAGTTTTGTCTGCGCCGTCATCCGAATTTCAGCCGGTGCCCGTTCCGTTGCCGTGTGCAAGACGGAAATACACTCAATCCCCTTTCCCTTGTCCGCAGACAGCACATAGGACGCCGCAGATACCGCAGAGGCGAACCACTCCGGGACGTTGCCGTAGGCGTATTTTGCAAACATCCTCCGGAGAATCTTTTCCGGGTCAGATTCTTCCTGCTCGATGGTGGTTATCTCCCATTCCCCGGACTTGGCGACCTCTTTCACTGTTTCGGTCAATTTTTTTGCAAGCATCTCGCGTGCAGTCTTCACGAGCAACGCATCATCAAATTTGAAATCCTGTTCTGCCATTATTCATGTACCTCCAATTCCTTATTTTTCCTACTGCTAATTCTTACGATATCGGCAATGTAGTTTGCCTCCCCTTTTTTTCAGCAATCCGCTTTTTCTCCGCTTCTTTCAAGGCGTTAACCACCATTCAGAAGTTCTTCCCGATTCACCCGGATACCAATTTTTATAATCGCCTGTACTACGGCATCTCCGATAGCATCCTGGAAGTCGCTTAAATTCAAGCTGGCAGGTGGTGTGTAGCCGTTAAGTTCTTCCATTTTCATCCACCTTTCGCTCCCCATAACTGCAAAAAGCATTGCCGTCTACCTCGTTAGGGGACATGCCCTGCTCATATTGCCAATGATAGCAATACCCAAATGGCGTTCCTCCTTTGTTGGTTAGGTACTTGCCTATTTCCTCAAATTCAATGCAGTCCCGGCACCTTACCACGGGGACGGCATCCACGGTGGGGGCATTCCGGATTATCTCCTTTGCTATAATATCTTCGTCGGAAACATCAAATTGGAGTTCCAATTCCTCTGCATCAATTAAGCGTGGCATCTCAAATTCTCCTTCGCAAGCACTTTTTCAATGGGAAGCCCTCGGTAATATCGGCTGGAAATTGTACTCCTACTCATTCCTAAAGCCTCTGCCCACTCTCCTACAGTGCGGTTTTCGCCCATGTACTTGATTCTCACCGTGTTTCTCCGGTTATTCGCTTGTTCCTTTGCTGTTGCCCAAGTGCAATTTTCAGGAGAATAATCAGCGTTGACATTTATTCGTTCCAACGACATCCCCGGCTTATATTTTGAGCCTTTTACCCATTGCTCAAACAATTCGATATCATGCCATTCTTCGCAAACAGCAATACCACGTCCGCCATACTGGGGGTAATTATGTGCTTTCTTCCTGTAACATCTGTCCATCATCGAATGATAACTACCGTACCACGGCTCTTTGTAAAATGATCGCCCCTCAATCAGCCGCATAAAAATCCTCCCTCCTCGGCATCTCTTTCAGCCAGCGTCTGACGGCAAAGAACCGAATGCGTGACGGCTGATTCCTCGCCCACCGCTCAATTGCGGCGGCGTAAGCAATTCTAGCGTTAAGGCGCTGACGGTGTTCTTGCCTTTCACTCATTCCCAATACCTCCATTTTTCGTAAGATATTTAATTTCTTCTTGCACCAGCGTTCGGTTGCTCATGATAATATGTGATCCTGTAACCCTGTTGGGGCAAGCCACGCACTCGCACTTGTAGGGAGGCTTGCTCTCGTTCCCCCCTCTGCACAAGCATAGGTAATTGAAGCAGTCTGTCACTTTCCGTCACCCCTTCGGCGGATAGATAGGCTTCCAGTGGGTGATCCGCTCCTCCCACGCATCCCAGAAAGGGAATGGAGCAATCCAAGTGATGCCATCCCAGATGCCTGTCATGGCCTTCCCCCCAGTAGTCCAAACATAGACAACATCGCTGTAAGTGTAATCCAGTCCTATTCCTGCTTTTTGGGGTTTCAAATCTGGCAACCTCTCACTGCACGGAACCCACCGTGTCCGCTCCAACGCCTCCATGCCCATCCGGCAGGCTTCGTTTACCTCGTCCATGCCGTCATAGCACTCCCGGTGTTCCGGGTCAAGGATTTCAATTGCTCGGTCAATCGTCATCGCCCTTATCCTCCTTATCCTCCAAGAGGTGCTGAACAGCGAGCGTGTTCAAAACGTGTGTAAATTCCAAAATATCCCAACTGTTATGGGTAATTCGCCCCGCAACACTGCACATTGCGAACAGCATAGCGGTTAAATCCTCCGTGAAATCGCCGCCCAAATCCATCTTTGGGAGTGCCGGTAGCTCACAATCTTCCTCATCTTTGTAAACGTCCGTTAATGCAGCTCCAAAAATTGATGCTTTCATAAATAAATCCATAATTACTCCTCCAAATCCATTTTTGCGCCGCAATGGCAATATGGGTATCTCCGGCAGGCCTCGCCGTATTCTCCGGCTTCCAGCAGGTTGTGCAAGTCGATATTGTCTACCTTGCGCCCGCAGATGGAGCATTCCAGGCATAAGGTAGATTTGTCCGCAAGCCGGATATTCCAGTTCCCATGCCGCACCGGCTCCACATCGGCGGCGGGCAACTCGTCTTCTACAAACTCGGTAACGGTCATATCCGGAGCCTTAAAACCATATCGCAGCATGGCGTCTTTAATTGTCTCCCGGCTGATGTAATCACTCATTTCAATTCCTCCAAACTAATCTGCCCATCAATGGGCGTATTGTCGGCCTCTTTCCGCTTCCGTTCCGGGACGACTTCTCTCACAAGGGGGTTGCGGCTTATTGCCCGATTGAATGCCCCACAAGCCATCCATCGTCCCGCCCAGTCCGTCGCTTCACTATGGGTAATCCCGTATACTTTGCATTTGCAAAGCACTTTATCGTGATACTTGCCCTTTATGAAGTTGCTACACTCCCGGCACGTATGCCCATCCAAAACGCCGAAAAACCGGTGCATCAGAGCAAGTTTACGTAAGGCCATTATAGTTCCTCCACTCCGGGCGGATGCTGATAAGTACCGATTTAGCCATTGTCAGCCCTCCGGTTCCAAGCCTCAATTGCCGCGGCTTTGTTCTTACAGCAGCCACTTGAAGCCCCGCATCCTCCAGCAATGGAGTCACAAACAACCTGAAACTGGCTGTTATATAAGTCGTAGTTTTCATCGTATTTGTCCATAAGCTCAATTTCCGCAACACTTCCAACAAAAATCTTTGTTCCCCCACAAAACGGGCATGGCTTCAATTTGGTTTCTTCCATCGTTATCTCCTTCCCACCCGGGTTACCCCGGGCTTATCGCTTGTTTTCATTCTCCCAAAAATCTCCACTCCAAAGCTATCCATGCAAATTCATAGGGCAAAGACCCTTTCCGGAACTCTTGCGCAATCCTGTTTGCATTGTTCCTCTTAACGCCTTTCGACATCAGCAGTTTTACAAAACGTTTTCTTGTCATTGGTCTCTCCTAACAGTGTCGATTTCGAGGCGGTTAAACCATTTCCGTGACCTCGCGAAAATGGTCTATCCCCACTGTTCCGCCATTGCGGCGGCGATGCCGGGGGAAGTTTTGCTTCTGGCCTTTGCCCGGAACGCCTTGCACACGGTTTGCGATTCCTCGCAGGCAATAAGTACTTTCATTCCGTCTCCTCCACCGGGGAGCGGAGCCAGGTAAGGCAGCATTCTTCACAGCTGGACATATCTCCACACAGTTTGGCCTTTACGCAAATATACGGCGCTACCCTTATCATTTTTGCCAGCTCCTCATCCGTCATGTTCCGGATGCGGTCGGCGTTGGTCATCGGCTCATACCGATCTTTCAAGCCTTCATCGTGAATGCAGCCGTCACAAGCCGCCCATCCACCCGGGGCAATTCGGTACTTGCAGCTGGTGCATAGCTCATTTTTCATTTCCCATTTCCTTTCTGTTTTCCTTTATTCCCCCACCGGCTTGAAACAGCCGTACATTTTCGCTTTGCTCACTGAAAATCCTCCATACTTGTCTGCCCCGGTAGCACATCGTACTCCATCCACCAGCGGAACACATCTTCTGCGGTAGTCCAATCTTCGGTAGCCCAAGCCGGTTCCTTGTTCCGCCGTCTGCGTTCCTCCAGCATCCTATCGAACGCACGCAGATAGAGATTTTTGTACTTCGGCCACCGGGTGAACTCGGTTTCCCGGCCTTTTCTGCCAGCCAGGGGGCATCCGATACACCCAACCCGGCATTGCCCCTCGGCGTATAGCGGGTTCATCGGGACTTTCGCATCTTCTAAGAAGCCGTACACATCCTTGTCTGTCCAGTCGATAATCGGGTTTACAACTCGTTTTGCTTTCAGGCGGCAGTTTTCAAAAAGCATTCGCTTTTCGTCATTGTCGTTGGCAAGAATGATATTTTTATCCTTGGTTGCACCCAGTTTTTCGTAGATTCCACGGTTGTTTTTCCTGGATACAGATTCAGCCCAGCGAACGCCGGTGCAGATAAACCGCCCTGCGCCACCTGTTTCTTTCAAGACGGAACAGCAGTACCGCATCCACCGGGATGGCGGTATGAGCACTTGAGGAATTAAGCTCCACATAGATACCCGCTTCCCCTTGTAAACCGGCATGTTCACGGTGCACTTGTATCCTTTTCCCTCTAGCCGCTTGAACTCACTTCTGACAAACCGCACCGTTTCTGGGGCATCAGCCGTGGTGTGGTTGTGTTGGAACTCGCAGGGGATACCGGAGCGCACCGCAAGCTCGGTGATAACCCCGGAATCTTTGCCGCCTGAAATGCAGATCACCAAAGGCTGCTGATACGCCATGAGCGACATTTCAGAGGCGGCTTTCAGACGATCGATTGCCATCTGCTCCAAGTCATTCATTCTCGATAACAATCCCCTCTCTCACCAAATCAGGGTGCTCATACCGGAAAAATTGGCGTTGTTTTTTGTGGTTTCCAATTGATTTCATGATGTTTTTGTTCCAGTTATCGATGAAATATGCTTCCCACGCCTTGCATCCGTCCCCGTTGGTGGGGCAATCGTCCCGCGTGCAGTTCCTGCAAAATGGGCTTTCCGAATCGATGTACTGGCCAGGGCGTTCCTTTTCCTTGTCTACTTCGTTTTTCATACTCCACCGCCTTCCGGTAGCATTTCAAAGTCCATCTTCCCGGCCAGTTCGGCGATAAAGCTCTTTACCGCTCCGGGGAGCTTCTGGTAATCGTCCTCCCGCTTCTGGCACACTTGGAACGATCTCTGGAAATTCGATGCAACCACTGACTGCACCGTTTCTGCGTCCATCAGCGCCCATTCCTTGAGCTGGGCGGGGCTTCCAACCGTCCGCTGTACCGCCGGTGGCAGCTTACGGAACTCGTCATCTGCGCCGTACACGCTGTTTCTCAGCGCACCGGCAACCAGCCCCCATGCCTCCATCTGGGTCATCTGCTGGGGCGACTGCATCCGATGTAGCATATCTTTCAGCTTCCCGATGGTGGGCATAAAGCCGCCGGTATCCGTCGCTATGTACGCTTTTGCAGCGGCGGCAACGGCCTCAAATGGCTCCTCGGAGAACATATCTGCCCAAAGATTGACTTTCACGTTTGCCGCCTCTTTGGACATCCCCCGAAAAGAATCGGGATAATTTGCCTGTAAAAGCGTGAGAATCTGGTACGCTTCCTGTTTATCCATTCCCAAATTCCTCCCTGTACATTTCTGCCAAACGGTCAACGCCGCTGGTATAGCCGCTGCGGGTATTTGCGTTGCCTATTCTCTGCCTTTCGCTCTTCGTCCAGGTGACAACGGCGGACTTCCAGTCCTTCATGGGGCTTTTGCCAACCATCCAGCCTTTCGACGCATAGAACGCTACAAAGGCTTCCGGGTCAATGCGGTACCCCTTTTCCTGGCAATACTCCGACACCTGCTCCACCGTAGGCGGGGTGAATCGCTTTTTCTTTTCGCTTCCCCCTGCAAGGGGGTTAGGGGGATAACATTCGTTCTCTTTCTCTCTCTCTTTCTCCTTCTCTTTCTCGCTTTCGCCTTCTTCTTGCTTGTAGTTTGCTTCTTGTTTGCTTCCGTTTTGCTTACCGTTTGCTTCCGCTTTACTTGCGGTTTGCTTACTGGTTCCGCCGTTTTTCCCAGACTTTGCTTTCCGTCTGCTTGCGTCCAGATTCGGCTTGATAAGCATAAAGGCAATGGCGGCGGCGTCAGACATTTTGTCTACGTCCGGGGCATCGTTAAACAGAGCGTATTTGCAAATAGCGTCATAGGCTTCTGCCCTTGCGGCCTTGTTTTTTATCTTGAAAACCGCTTCAAAAAATGAGCGGTAAAAAGTGAATTGGCTTCTTGCTTCGTCTTCCATCTCACACTGTGTCACGGCCTTACCTCCCGTATTTCAACCTGTATGTAATCCTCGTCGTGGAAATTGTGGGAAACGCTTTTCAGCCAGCGCCGGTTATCGTCCTCGATGACACGGCCTTTCATGGCATCCACGATCATCTTTCCCATGATTGCATGGTTGTCGATATCCAGCCGGTCATTCCAGTAGAACGTCACGGCTACAGGCAGTTTAAAGGGTGTTCTGCGAATGCCCTGGGCGTTCATGGCCGCCAATGTAAGCCAGTGCCATAACTCAGCGTCTTTCTTCCGCAATGCCCAGTGCTTCCCGGCGTAGTACGCATTCATGCCGTACTCCTTCGCCCACTTCTTCTTTTCCGCGCCGGTCTTCGGGTAGGCGATTCTGAAAACTTCTTTTGCCACGATTCTCCTCCTTTTGGAGTTGGCGGTTTAACCTCCCACCGCCAAGGGAAAATGCAAACTATACTGTCAATCTTTTTAGGGAAAGATTGCTTTTTCCGGCCTAGAACGGCAATTGTTCGTCCTCTCCATCCAGCTCCGCGAAGTTCGCCGCAGGGGCGGGAGCCTGATACGCCGGTGTGCTGTATCCGTTGTCAGCCCCAGAGCTGGCCTGAGTGCCGCTTTCCTTGCTGCCGCAGAAATAGATGTTGTTTACAAGAATCTCCGCCTGACGGCGCTTCTGGCCGTTCTTGTCCGTCCAGTCCCGCAACTGTAATCTGCCGGTCGCTACGGCCATCTGGCCTTTATGGAAGTACTTCTCCACCATTTCGGCGGTGCCGCCCCATGCGACACATTCAATAAAGTCAACTTCCTTCTCGCCGGTCTGCTGATTCTTGAAATCCCGGTCACAGGCCAGCGTGAAGCTAGTCACAGCCTTTCCGGAAGCAGTGCGGCGAAGCTCCGGGTCTCGGACGATTCTTCCCTGCACGCTGATTTGGTTAAGCATTTGCGGCCTCCTGAGAAATCACCTCGCCGGTGGCCTGGTCAACGTCGATGTACTCAGTCATGTCCGGGATATCTGTCATGTCGGAGGAAATATCCGTCTTTGTGGTGCCGTCCTGAGCCATACCGCGCACAAAGTCGGATTTCAGCGGGGCGTATTTCAGCACCTTTTTCAGAACGGTTTTCTTTGCCATCTCGTCAAAATTGGTCTGCCACGGGCCATCCCCGAAGCTCTTAGAGAACTTTCTCGCGTGCTCGGTAACTTCCTCGATGCTCATAACCTGAAATCCGTAGCCGCCGTCCTTGGTCTTGAACATAGCGTAGTAGGCAATGGGCTTGCCACGGTTGCTCTTGGCGGGGACGTGCCGCAGCTTCGGGTCAAGGCCAAGGGCATACTCAAACTCGTCGTTTTCGTATACGGTGTGCGCCTGAATGATGGAAACCTCACCGGAACGGTAGGCCAGATCAATAAGCCCCTTATAGCCAAGCTGGAATTGGCACTCCATCTGGCCGTGATTGCGGAAGGGAATCAGGTAAGCCTGCCCAAGAGGGGTATTCGGCTCCAAGCCCAACTGTGCGGCGGTCATCATAGCGCCAAGGAAAGACTGGGGGGTGCATTCCTTGAGCTTCGGGTTGGCGCTCAGTGCAGACAGGGTAATGCGGCTGAACCGCTCCGGGGTCATCACGCTTGGCAGTGCCGCCTGAATAGCGGGCTTCATCACCTCAATGTAGTCCTGAATGCTGCTGGGGTTTTTCTTTTTCGCTACCGCCTGAGTAGAAGCGGTGGCATTCTGAATCACGTTTGCCATTAAATATTCTCCTTTTTGAACCGGAAAGTTCTGCTTTCCGAAGATTTGAAATAGTTCTGTGGGATTTCTCCATGGTCTTTCTCCCACTTCTTTCTATCGAACGTGGAGCGTTTCTGCGTCTTCCATGTGACGCTGTAACTCCCGTATCCGCCCCGCTCGGCGGTTCCCATGGTCTCCATGATCCGCGCCTGAGCGGTTGCTTTCTTTTCTTCCAGCGCCTTGATCTGCTGGCTACATTCGTCCATGATCGCCAGGTCAACGGCGCAGCCGGTCAAATCCATTTCGGTGTCCGGATCGCTGGCCGGGAACTCTGCGTTCAGGGCGTCAATGGTGGAATCCATGCCGTCAATGGCCGGGGGTGTTTCGCTCTGAACGTTCTCCCAGAAGCTTTCTTCCGCCATCATCAGAGCGGATATTTCAGCTTCATCCCGCTCGACTGCGAACCACTTAAATTGCTTGTTACCAATGAGTACAGCCAGATAGCAACGCTTTTTCTCTGTTACTGCCAAGTAATGCACCATTTGGGCGTAATAGTTTGACGGATACTCGCCATTTGCGAATTTCCTCATACTCAGGGAATCGCAGGTCTTTATCTCTAATAGCGCATCCTCTCCAACAATCACTCTGTCCACGTTCGCATGGGCCCAAGGGTATTTGCTGTTGTAGATGAAAGCATTCCTGCGCTTGACCCTCTTTCCTGTCTCACTCTCAAATTTTTTTGCAACAAATTCCTCAAGGAAGGCTCCAACCTCCGTCGCCAAATTTCCTTCAAATCCAGGGACTTTCCCTGTTTTTTCCGCCCATAGGGCGTATTGGGAAATATAGGGATTTAGGCCAACTACTGCTGCGGCGTCAGACCCGCCGATTGAATGCTTTCTACGGCGTAGCCATTCTTCATGGGGCATATCAGCCGTCGAAACAAAGGAAATTGTTTCATGCACGCTTTGCACACCTCCTTGTTGAAGACTGCATTTCCGGTGGAATCCATCTGCAATTCTCCGGGCAATAATTCCCGTCTGGGTCAATACGGTCAATTGTCAGGTTTTCTGCATATCCGTGGGAAAAAGCCCATTCTTTGAAAGCATCAAAAGAGCTCTTCCATTCATCACAGACACGGATACCACGGCCTCCATACAAATGGTATCGGTTGTTACACGGAGAGTAGCACCTTGCTTTCATTGCGTGCCATGAGTTGTACACACGATTTTTGTTTGGCACATATGCTCCCTGCGACTTGAATCTAAGGCATCCACAACTTTTTGTGTTGCCAGAAACCAGGTTCCCATTCCTAACTACAACCTCGTTGCCGCAATCGCATTTGCAAAGCCACTGTGTTTGCTTGTTTTCTTTCCTTGAGCAACGGCTGTATAGGCTTACAACCGTCAAGCCTCCAAACCTTTGCCCTGTGCGGTCAATAAAGTTAGGCATATCACTCCACCTCCGCTTCCTCGTTGAACTCCGTCATGGAATCGATGCAATCCAGGCAGTAGAACTCATCATGCGCCGGGATATATACCAGTTTGCTGTCTGTGATGGGACGTCCGCACCTGGCACACTTCGGGAGTACCGATTCCCGAAAGTCGGCATCCGCCGCCAACTGTTCAGCCTGTCGCCACGGCTCCATGCTATCAAAAACGTCCATTGACTTTCCTTTCTTTATTTGATATATTGTAGATGCGACTATGTTCGTTATCTCTGTGTCTTGCCGTCCCCGGTGCTGCAACATCGGGGGCGGCTTTTTATCGCCCTCTGATGCACCGCCCGATACCGGCACCCATCAGGATGGCGCACACCCACATTGCGGGAACTGCCGCCCTGTCTGCCAGCAAATCGGCTTGCTGCCACCAGAAAAGCACCAGATTCAGCCCCGCATATGGGAGAACATGGAAAACGCATTCCTTGATATTGAACGGCTTCCGGTTCTCCGGAACCGGCTCCCACCGGGCATCCACGGGCTTGCTTCTGCTTGCCATATCCTCACCCCCTGACCTCATGATTTCGGTGGACTACGTCGAAAAGCTCCACGTTCTCATCGTCAAACGCCTTGCGTTCCTCCGATTCCATCAAAAGGGATTCCCGCAGATGCTCATTTTCCCGGCGCAAGCGGCGGTTCATCTCCGCCATGGTGCGAAGCTGGGCAACCTCGTTCGGCATCATTTGGATTTCTCCTTGTAGGGCTTAACGTTGCAATCGCGAATATACAGCAATGCCCCGTCGCTATCTTTGTAAAGTTTTATGCTTCCGGAATTGTCATAGAGCGTGACAATTTTTCCAACACTAGAGCAGTAATGGCTAGGGTTGGATACGACCAAGAACCTGTCCCCAACCTTGGGCGTGTACTTTTCCGGCTTGTCCTCCTTGCGCTTCTTCTCGAACAGCCGCTCAACGGCGACCCTTGCGCCCTCCGCTCTGCTGTAGGTATCCTTCGGATTGCACCGGGCTTCTGCGGTCTTCACGTCCCGCCCGCCCCGTTTCAAGACGGCCGTGGTAATCATCCCGTCAAAGCGGAGTTCCACGGTGCAGGGTTCCCGCTCAGGCTCCGCAAGGCCGGAAATCCAGCTTTCTTTGAAAACCCATGATGAGCCGGCGCAAGCGCCACGCTCAATGATTGCCCCTTCGAGAGAGTATAAATTCCCGAGGAGCGGATGCCACTCCACCATGCTTACAATAAATGTTTTCCCGAGGTATTTCCCCATGTTGTCAGTGTATGCAAAATCTTTTGGCCGCTCACTCACAATCCGCACCTTATCCCCAACTTTGTATTTCGCCATAAATAACTCCTTTCAATTTCGGCATTCTGCCGTAGATTTCAAATCCATGCTTTTCCAAGCTGTGCTGTGCTGAGCCATTGCGTAGGATTTCGATGCTTTGCCATGCCGCTACGATGCTTATCATTGCTGTTCATTGCCGAGCCATTGCGTCGCTTTTCGTTGCTTGGCCACGCCTCTGCAACGCATCTCATATCTAAGCCATTGCTAAGCGAGGCCAATCCACGCTATGCCCTTGCGCCTTAAATCAGCTCGTATGTATAGCGTCCCTTCCCACTGTTTCGCCACTGGCCGATACCCCGAAGCTTGCCGTACTCCAGGCATTCCAGTGCCAGATCGTGCATGTCCTTGGTCAGGCAATCGATCTGAATCTCAATGGAAGTCCCTGCCGGTGCTGTCTCGCTGCTGGAAAGGGCAATCCGCTCACCCTGCGCCGTGGATGCCCGGAGGGGGCGCTCACACACGCCAATCTCGCCGCCGTTCAGGTCCAGGGGAATCTTTCGGGGGGAGACAAACAGGAGGCCGTCGATTTCCTTTTTGTACGCCTTGATCTTGCTGGCCTTTGTGCCGGGAACCTTCCGAAGAACGCCGCAGGAATCCTTGAAAAAGCCCTTGATCTGGTAGTCATACAGGAACGGCTGCCCGTTCTCGTCCCGGGGGAATACCGTCATGGATTTCTCCATCATGCCGTCCACGCCGATTGCGGCGACTTCCTCTTCCATGCTCTCGGCGTCGGGAGCCTTGGAAGCGATGAACTCCCGGTGCAGCTCCTTGTTCCCGCTGCACGTGCCAAGAAGTTCCTCAAAAAATGTGATTCTTGCCTTGATTTTGCTGATTTCCATTTGACTTTTTCCCTTTCTTTTGGTAAAATAAAGATGATTTCCATTGACTGCCGCTCTCGGGTGTTCCGCACGCCCGGGGGCGGTTTTCTCGTTGCAACGCGCACCATATCAGTGCCATTGCCCAGCTGTGCTTCCCCTTGCCTCTGCTCTGCCTTGCTTTGTTGTCCCTATCGGTGCCCTTGCTGTGCGTGCCCTCGCCTAGCGATTCTATGCAATGCCCTTGCGATGCTGTGCGCTGCGCCGCTGAGCCGATCATAGCCCTTGCTCAGCCACTCGGTGCCAAGCCGCGGCTTCGCCTCCCCGTGCTATCCTCGCCTTTGCAGCGCCTACCACTGCTCAGCCTCGCTACGCCACCGCGTGGCTGATCACTGCAATTCCCTCGCAAACGCCCGTATCTCCTTCTCAGAGTACCCCAGGGTTTTCAGAATCACCGCCGGGTTGGGGTGGAGGGTGGTCACCAGCTTCCGAAGGACGCTTACCCGCATTTCGGTTTTTCCCTTTTGGTAGTTCAGCAGATTTTGGTACCCCTCGCCGATTCTTTTCCCAAGTGCCGAAGCGTTATCGCTCTGAATCCCCGCCAGGGGACAGCAGCGGTCGATTTCTTTCCAAAAATCCTCCACTGCGTAGCGCTCGGCATACTGCCGGATTCTAGGCATTGTCTTTCCCCTCGCTCTCTTTATCTGCGGGCTTTACCTTGGGGGCAAGGATATTCGCCATATCCACCAGCCCCTCCACATAGTCCTGACCCTTCACCTTTGCGATGTTGTCCAGGATGTTCACGATTTTCTCAGGCATTTTCATTTCCTCCTTTACTTAATTTTTTCATTCAAGCTGAATGCCAGCTCCCCGATATTTTCTTCACCGTCAAGCCCCGTCGAGCAATTTCCGGGTGGTCGTGCCTTTTACATGGGGATGGATACCCAATACCCAGAGCCATAAAAGCGGGGGCGCTCATATTGTCACGGTGTTTGCCCTGCCATCATCAGCGCCGGGTGGGCGGTTCCGGCGGACGGCCTTTTCAGGCCGTTTTGGCTATTGATAAATGATTTTTGCCGTGGTAGAATCACCTCGAAAGGGGGTGATATTGTGGGTGATACACTGAAAAAGCAAATTATTCGGACTATTGCGCTGGCAACAAAATCCGATGGGCTGAAAATGAATAGAATCATCATTGTTACATCTGCTGGGATTATCTCAGGCAAAATCTTGGATGAAGGTGATGCAGCCCTGGAAAAACTATTCTTTGCTGAATTACTCAGGGAAGTCGCTGACCAATACGGCGTAGATAATGTTGATGGCAATGACGGGCATTTGCACTTAACGGACGCTCGCATCCGTCTTGGGAATGGAGCAGATGTCAATATTGGAAATATCGTCATCTTTTACGACCAGATTGCAGGCATAAGTATTGGAGACTTCTGATTCGTTCCTGCGCCGCTCTTGTAGTTCCAGTACAAGGGCGGCAACCTCTTTTACCGTTCCTTCAATTGTGATCTGCACCGGATTCACCTCCTCCGCGAATGCTCGTATTTGTTCATGTGAACTCGTTTTTTCTTTGGCTTCTTTTTTCGCTTCGGCGTCTGAATCCGTTTTGTTTTCCCTGTGAAATGTGTGAAAGTGTTGGACGCCATCGGCGATCACCTCCCGTTATCTGGTTTGCTAGGCTTGTTTCCCTCGCCTTGTGAGGTTAGTATACCACGCTAAGCTAGGTTTGTCAAGCATTATTTTTTACTTTTTCCTTGACAAAGTGAGGTTTTCGTGGTATTCTTTTACCAGAGGGAGGTGATACCAATGACAACGATAGGCGAACAAATTCGTGATGCAAGAAAAGCTCTTTCGCTTACACAGAAGGAATTCTCCGCTGCTCTTGGAATGTCGGAAAACTATATATGGCAAATTGAAAAAGGGCAGCGGGAACCCAGCGACCGCACGATCTCCGATATCTGCCGCATCTTCGCCATCCGGGAGGAATGGCTGAGAACCGGAACCGGAGAAATGCAGCCGCCGATGACCAAAGAGGAAGAAATAGCCCAGCTTGTGAACGGAGCCATTAACGGTTCCAGCGAGTTCAAGCGGGCGGTTATCAAGATGATTTGTTCCCGGACGGACAGCGAGCTGGAAGCCCTGGAGGCCGCGCTCCGAAGCGTATACGAAAATCTATAAAAAGAGCCGGGGCGCTTACCTGAAACGCCCCGGCTCTATGCACATTCGCTATTTTAAGAATCCACGCACAAACCCCCGCACCTGATAAAGATAGCCCAATGGCAGCTTTCGCAGTTGCTCCACAATCCACGCAATAATTTCCTCTCTGGTCTCCATATTTTGTCCCTCCATTATGTATTTGAACTTTTGTTTGATTACGCAGCGTATAATAGCACGTCATGTGTCCAATAAACCGGACTAATTAGAAAATTGCACAAAAATTTTTCTTTTCGTTGAAATTATTTTCCGAACGTGGTATTATTTTTATGTAGGTCGCGGGCATAGAAATCTATCTCGCATACCTGAATAAAAAGGAAAGAGGTATCACTATGGAAGATTTAACAAATGAACTCGAAACATCAGGCGAACAAAATACCCCCCAAATGGTATGCCCGTCCTGCGGCGCTGCCATAAGAGAAAATCAAAAATTTTGTGATAACTGCGGCGCTGATCTAAATGCTCCCCCCAAGCAAAAGGCCGAACCCAAGAAGAAAAGCTATTTTGTTCCGGCAATTATTGCAATGGTCGCAATTTTTGTCGTAGCGTTCATATTCATTCAGCGAGCTACTAAGCCCAATTTTAAGCAGTTATACGATATGCTCTGTGATCCCACGTGGGCGCAAGTCGGGTCGGACGGTAGTTATTTGAGCATTGATACAAATCCGTATGACTATGATGATTCCGGCCTTTATTGCCGTGACGCTTACGTTACAATACCTACCATCAACGGAATGTTGGGACTTCCAGATTCCCTTTTTAATCAGATGAACGAAACATCCGCATCCGATGGGAGGCAAACCGAAACATACAACAGTAAAAATGTAACTGTAACGTGGAAATATCATCCCAATACAGGGCTGGAAGTTACCTATAAGAAAATTCACTAATTTCTGATATGCCCCGCCACCCGTGCCACAAGGTGGCGGGGCTTGCCGCCGGTAACGCCGTGTGTCCCTTGCCGGTTGCACCTTTACCATAGTCCCTACCACTGCAAATGTAAACGTGCAAATCGTACAATCCGTTTACACGGCGTAGATTTCGTGTGCCAAAATGAAAGGAGCGAGTTATTTTGCCCACGGAGGAACGTATTTTGGCGCTGCATGAGCAAAGTCTGACGTTGGTGGAAAAAATCAAGGCCGCCAAGCAGCAGCAAGGCAAGACCATTCAGCAGCTGGCCGACGAGACCGGGATACCGAGAACGACCCTAAACCGTTTCTTTGCCGGTACGCTAATGAACCCGGGCTTCATGGATGTGTGCTCCCTATGCGCAAGCCTGGAATTATCCGCAGACGAGCTTATCGGGCTTTCCCCGCAGAAAAGCGACGATTCCGTTACCGTGGATTTTTTGCAGCTTGAACTCGATCACAAAGACGAAATGTTGCAAGAAAAGGACGCCGCAATATCCCGCCTTCTTGATCGGAGCCGGATACAGGAGGCGGGAATATCTGCCCGGGATACCAGAATCCGCAAGCAAAGCGACGCCCTTTCAGAAAAAGACAGTGCGCTTGCATCCGCACAAAGGGAAGATAAGCCCTTGATTTACGGGCAGTGCGCGTTAAACATTCTGCTGGCGGCGGTACTCATAATCTATATGGTGCTGGATGCCCGGAACACGGAAATGGGGCTGATTCGCTCCGAAAAGATTTCTGCGGTGATTTTATTCGGTGCGGCAGGAATCGCCGCTGTTTTTATGCTCACGGCATTTTTGATTTTCCACAAGCTTTTAAGTGGAGGTGAACGGGATGGCAAAAAGAAAAAAGGAGCCGGAAATCAGGCTCCCAAAAATTAAGCAGCTCCCCTCCGGGGCGTGGCACACACGTGTATACTTGGGCGGGCATCGAACATCAATTACACGTGATACTTATGAGGAATGTCTATCAGAATACCTTGCAGTCAAAAACGGCATTCTGGAAGCTCAGGAGCGGCCACAGGGGCAGCTTACGCTAGGCGAAGCAGTAGACGCATACATAGAGAATACCCGTGATTTAGTCCGCCGTGGTCGGCGCTCTCCGTCTACGGTATACGGCTATATCAGATATCGGGATAATACCTTTCAGCGGGCAATGGCATACAATATCTACACCACGCCGGACGCACGATGGCAGGCCGCTATAGACGATGAAAAGAAAATGGGCAGATCCCCGAAGTACATCAAGAATGCGTGGGGGCTAATGTCGGCAGCAATCAAAAAAGAAACCGGGAAGCAGCCGAAAGTCGTCCTTTTCGAGAAAGAGGACAACGAGCGGCCATTCCTAGAGCCTGACCAGATTGATATTTTTGTTGAGGCCGTAAAAGGTGATCCGGTGGAAATCCCGGCACTGCTTTGCTTATCCAGCTTACGCCGCTCTGAAATGTTGGCTCTGACGTGGGAGAATATCGATTTTGCAAACAGGGCAATTTATGTTCGTGGTGCAAAAGTCCGTGGTGAAGACGGGCTGAAGCTCAAGCCGCAGAACAAAACGAAAAAATCCCGTCGCCCCGTGCCTATGATTCCACCGCTTTACGATGCACTTACGGCCGCGCCGAAAGATACGGAATTTGTTGTAAACGCCGCGACATGTACGCTATTCAATCGCATCAACAAAATATGCCGGGAAAACAACTTGCCAGAGGTGGGGATGCACGGATTGCGGCACAGCTTCGCCTCGCTGGCCTACCATATGGGAATCCCGGAAATGATGGCGGCGGACATAGGCGGATGGAAAGACTTAGGGACGATGCGCAAAATTTACACGCACTTAGCGGAACGGGATATTGCCAAACGCTCGAAAGAGTTCACGGATTATTTCACGCCAGAGGCAATGAAAAACCGCAAAATTGGCAATGACACGGGAAATGAAAATTAAAAATTGCTAGTGCCGCAACATATTTACAAATTTATCATGTGGGTTCGAATCCCACTCTCTCCGCCACATCAAAAAAGCCCTAGAAACTTATTCTAGGGCTTTTTTATTGCTTTATCAGCTATATTCCCACGTTCTCCGAACTATTCTACTAGAAAATATTACCACAGTTTTTAATATTTTCCCGCGTGCGGTACGTTTTTAGGGCGAAAATTGGCAACGGATTGGCAACGGAATTTTGCCGCTCATTCTTTGAGCCGCCGCATAATCGCCGCGTATTCTTTGGGGTATATCAGCCGAATGCACTCCATGTGTTCGTCCATCACTTCTAACAGCCGTTTCATTCCCGCTGAATTTGCGGCAATTGCAAACTCGCTCCCGGATATTTCATCATTTTGTGGCGCAGGAGCGGAGGAATACAAGCTTGCGGGAGAAACATCAGCAGAGCGGGAATATTCCGGGAACAGGTGATCTAGAATGGTATAGCACGAGGCCATTAACTGGCATGTCGCCGCCGTCGGGCGCTTCACTGCTTTGCATTCTTCGATTGTTTCCAGTAAATCCCGCTCTGCCAACATTTTTTAATCCTCCATACAACGGACGGCCTTTTCCAGAGCCTCTCGCGTCCGGCTGTCCGGCGCTTCATCAATCATGCGCCGCAGCTTATCCACCATATCTTCCTTGGCGTCTGCGCGGCTGTAGCGCCCCATGCTATCGCGTTTACGGCCTCGATAGCTCACGCTGTCCCGGTAATCGGCTCTATAGCCATCCCGTCCATAGTTGCCCATGGCGTACCAGTCCCCGGCACTGCTGTATCCTTCACCCATCATAATCTTGTCCAGATTCTTCATGGTGTGCGTCAGCTTGTCCACGGTTTCCAGATCACCGGCGGACAGTTCGCCTTTTTCGGCGATTTCGTCCAGTTCCCGGCAAAGTGTATCTCTCAGCTGTTCCCAGTGCTTCATAATTTCACCTCCTAGGCCACGCGCTCAATCATCAGATTGGCGTTGGCAACATCAATTGCCTGCGCGGAGACATTGCGCACGGATAACGCTACGCAGCACCCACGGGGAACATCCACAAACGCGGAAGTCGCCACGTTGAATGCATCTCCCACGGCGGCGGGTGTTGCCGTCGCCGTAGTGGTGGGAAGCGCTTCGCCTCCCAGCGCCAGCGCTACGCTGATAGCCCCAGCGGTTCCGCCGGTAGGCACAGAGATGTTTCCCACGAAAAGCACGCGATACCGCGCGATTGGGGAACATCCATTGCAAATGCCCCGAAGTGTCACCAGCCCAGCGCCTTCACGGTGAACAACATACCCTCGCCCGCATTTCACCGGCGTATCGGTAAATAGCACGTTCTGTCCGGCTGGAACCGCCTGGGCAGCGTTCGCAGTAAGTTCAACCGCCATGCTAGTCCCTCCTTACGCTACGCTCCCACAGCCGTAGCCGTTACCGTAGCAGCAGTTGGGATTCTGCACCTGATAAGCGGGAACCGGGCGGGGATTGTAGTACGCGAACTGGTTCTCCACATAGCCCTTGATCGTGAGGTTCTGGGCATTCTGGGAAGCGGCCAGCTGCGCCATAAAGAGCTGCTGATTCTGATCGGCGATTTTCTGATCTTTCGCCGCCAGCTCCTGGGCAGTCAAGCGCTGGTCGATGGAGCGGAAACCGCAGTTCATGGCATCGATGATATCACGGGTGGTGTTCTGGATGGTGTTCCGGGTGTCGCAGCTCTGGGTAGCCATGTTGTAATTTACGCCCTGGATAGCGGCGCGATTTTCGCAGCAGCACTCCTGATTTGCCATCTGCATCTGGAAAAGCTGCTGCATCAAGGCAGCCTGCTGATTGCACCGGGAAAGCTCCGCCGCCTGGAAACCGTTGCTGATATTCTGGTTCACGCCTGCAAACCCATTGAGCATACCGGTATTCATGGCGTAGAAGCCGTCGCAGACACCGTTGTTCACGCCGTCAATTTTCCGCTCGATGTTGGAAAAATCGGACGCGAGAACATACCCGTCCACCACGCCAGCGCCGGAACCACGGCCGCCAAAGCCTCCGCCCCAGCCGTTGCCGCCCCAGCCGAAGAAGCCGAAGATCAGGAAAATGATGATCCATGCAGACCAATCACCGCCCCAACCTCCGCCATAGCCGCCGTTGTTGCCATCGGTGACAGCTCTGATATCAGCGGGGGTCATTTCACTTGCTGTAATACTCATTTTGTTCTCCTTTCAAAAGATGAAAAATATAACAAAATCCGGCCAGATTATTGTTTACCTTCTAGGCGCTCCGAAGCCAAACATGCCCCGGAATTGCTCAAACTGCCCCTGCATCTGCTGTGCCATTTGCTGGGCTTGGTTAAGCTGCTGCTGGTTTACACGCCCGCTCTGCACAAGCTGATTAAGCAGTTGCTGCGGGTCTTGCCCCCTCATCTGCTGCATAAATTGGGGAAAATGGGAAATCATCTGCATAGGATTAGGCATCATTGCGTTTTACCTCCGCTTTCTTGGCATCGCGTTTTCCCTCCGTCAGCTGGTTCAGCCGTTCCTCTACAGCGGAAAGCCGCTGCTCAAATCCTGCGCTGACTGCCTCCGGGGTAGCTCCTGCGTCCCGGATTTTGTATTCATACGCTACAATCGGCATTGGTCGCCCTTGCGCGTCCGTCCGCTTTTCGTAGAATACAGGCTTATTGCTGTCCCAGAGCCGCACAAATCCGTTTGCCGTGACGATAAACGCCTCCGCCGCAGATTCCGAAGCTACCCAAATTCGGTCATCAAGGGGCGGCTGTTGGGGTTGTGCGGGCATCTGCGGTTGCCCGATGGGCATTTGCGGCTGGAAATAGTTGGGCTGAAAATAGCCGGATTGGTAGTTGGGCTGCATATAAGGATTTGCCATCATTCACGCCTCCAAAAATAGATAGGATTTTCGTCCATTGAGTTCCAAGTATCGTACAAAACGCCGTTTACCACGGCAACAACGTGGTTTTTCAGCGCGACAACGTAAATCCCGTCAGGGTATTCCCGGATAAAATCGCCTACGGTGTAGCAATCCGGGCATTCCGCCGGGATTGCCGCCCGCCTGAATCCGTGCCGCCGTAACACCGCGCCCCATACGTTATTCGCGCTAGGCATATCGCATTGAGTCAGCCCCTCGCTGGCCAGCTCAACGTATGATTGATACCAGTCAATTCCCAGAGCCTTTGCCACAGCTCTGACTGCACAATCGCCGACTTTCGCGGCGCGGGGATTTGGATTAAAGCTTTGAAATTCAGCCATAGGCAACGCCCCCTTTCTTCCTATAGAATAACAAAAAAATCGGTAGGGAAACTCTCGTTTCCCTACCGACTTACAATCACACTTCTATCAAAAAACTATCAGAAGTCTATGTTTTTGGGGAGTATGTAGCTATACTCCTGCACACTGTTATAGGAGTTTTTCAACTTCCTAATGTACCTATCTAATGTGGCAAGGGACATGCCGTAAGCGTGGCACTGCTGTACACGGCTCCATCCGGCGGCTCGGGTGCGGATGATTTTTTCCTCTAGCGGCGTAAGAATCGCCAGAGAACAGAACTCATCCAGAATCACCCGATTCCATCGGACTTTATCCACTTATCACATCAGTCCTCCTTGGGGGAACTGTAGGTTCTTGCCAGTTTGCTGTCAGCGATACCGGCGGTGGTGGGATCATTGACCACGCCCAGAATCACCAGCACACCGAACACGGCGTTGACCACAGCAATGAGGCGGTTGCCCAGCTCGCCGAAGTCCAGGGAGTAGCCAAACACCGCCGCTACGGTCTGCACCAGCAGCAGCACGGCGGGGATGATGGCCAGCCAGAAGCTTTTGTTTTTGATTCGTACAATCCAGTTAATCATTTTGTTTTCCTCCTTAAAAATCAGCCCAGCCCAAGCCGGGCAAGAATAAACCCTACGACAGCGGCCACGACGATGTAGATGACTCTTTCCACAACCGACTTCCACCGCTTGCCGGGTTCGGATTTCAGCTCCTGCACGTCCGTGCAGAGGCCGTCAACCTTCTCCCCGGTAACTTCCACCTTCTCCGCCATGACCGCAACAGACGTTGCCAGCGTGTTCACCGCTTCCGTGTGCCGTTCCAGCGCGTCCAGACGGTGGGAGTTGGATTTGCTCCGCTGTTCTACCGCAGAAAGCCGCCCGGCGATTTCCGTTTCTTCCATTGGCATACTCCCTTCTCAGCCGCTCCAACGGCTGTACTTCCCGTTGTCCTCGTGGATACCCCATCCGTACAGCCCCAGACCGCCCCGCCCGGGGATTTTCTCGGCCTGCACCTCCTGCGCTATGGCATACAGCTTCTCCGGGGAGATAGCCCCTGAGAGGTCTACGGCCTGTCCCGTGGTGTGCAGGGAGTTGGATACTCCGCCAACCTCGGCGTTGTGCCGCTTGCACCGCACACCGGAATTCACGTTCAGGGGAACCCCCGCCCTGCGGCGTATCTCATCGGCCATGCGGACGGTTTCCTCTGCGGGTTCTGCGGGGAAGCCGTTGCAGTATTTCCCGCCGCACTGGCACCGGAATTCCTCCCGGGTGAAGTACTTGATGTCGTCCCAGAACGTCCCCGTCTTCGGCCCGACGCTGCTTTCCGGCTTCTCCGCTTTGATAGCCGTCCCGGCAATCGCGCCAATCAGCATTTTCTGGGTAGCTGTTCCCGATATCCCGTCCACGGTAAGTCCGTAGTCGGCCTGAAACGCCCGAATTGCCCCTTGGGTATTCCTGCCATCAACGCCGTCAATCGAGCCGGGAGAATAGCCCAGATAGGTCAGAAGGCATTGAATTTGCTTTACCGTCATACGTTCACCTCTTCCCAGCCCTTTGGGTATGCGGACGGCGACCATACATTATTGTCCAACGTGGAGCGGTACACTTTGCTGCCCTCCGTGCAGCAGTCGCCCTTATTGTAGGGGCTGGTAGCCATGGCGACGAACGGCAACGCTTTAGCTGGGTCGGTGCTCCAAGCAAACCCCCACTGTGCGGGAAGTTCCTCCGGCTCCTGGGTGTAGATAGTACTGTCATAGGGCTGCACCAGCCGCACCACACGGCCAGCAGATGACCGGCACACAAACCCGGCCTTGCGCTCCAGCATGTTTTTGTTTGCGACAGCGGCCTTGAAACTGGGGATGTCGCTATCCGCCGCGTTCAGTTCGGTGCCTGTCATGTCCGGGGCTTTCTCCTGCAGGGCAAGCGCATTCGCACGCCCCTGGGCATACATGATGCTTTTTCTTTCCTCTTGTGTCACAGACTGTCAACCCCCTTCTTGTAGGCTTCATCCAGCTCTTTCAACTGTTCCTCACCGCCGCTGGCTTTTATTTCCGCGATTTTCGCAAGGATAGCGTTTTTACGCTCTTCGATGGTCATCATGCGTTATTCACCCCCAGAGCGGTTTCAATTTCAGTCAACGCAGATTCGTATTCGGTATTCTGCGCAACAACCATCTGATACTGCTCCCGCTCATACTCCCGCTGGGCGGCGTCAAGTTCATCCCAGGGTTTCCACGGGGCAATCATCTCACCAGTAAACACCACGCCATCAGCGCGTGTCCACGTCTTACCCGCCGGGATGAAGCGATAGCCCTGAATATAAATATTGCACTTACCGTCGAAGACATCTGTTTCAATAGGTGTAAGGCCTTCGCCAGGGGTGACGTAGCACTTAAAGTCAGAATCAATGTAAATCATCATTCTTCACCCCATATCTCAGATATTGTCAGCGTCGTTTTGATGTATCCTTCAGTGGTTATCCATATACCAACGTATCCCGCGGTTACAGCTGAAACGTCAACAGAATACTCGCCGGTTGCCAGGATCTTCATATCTGCGGCAAATGTTGGGGTTTGCTTGGTAGGCCGTTCATTTGCCACCACAAGACTGAATCGGAACTTATGTGTATTGCCCTCTTTGTCCGAGTATGCAGTATTACCAATACCCGTTATTTTGAATTTCAGAGTATTTACTCCTGTCAGATCAATCGAGTTATTCGTGAATGCATTTGCGTATGCTACGCTGCCACCCCATACTTCTGTAGATAATAGCATGCTATCGGCGTTTAGAGTAAGTACGCCGTCAAAGCTTCCACCAGTCGAGGGATGCTTGGATACTGACCAGCCTCCGGTTACTGCATTATAGGTATTTCCTCTTTTATACAGCCAGAGCAAATAGCTAAGCTCAATAGCCACGATTTGACCATCTGTAGTTATAGATACAGTTTCACTTGTGTTTTCTACCCCATCTGTAGCAGCTGCAGTCCAAGTCCCGGCGTTCGGTACGATGCAAGCCCATGTACCGCTGGTATCGGGAGCGGCGAAAGTCGTTGTACCATCCGTACAGGTACAAGTAGAACCGGCGGGATAGGTGATGTTGATGGTGGCTGCAAACAGCGGAATTGCAACGCTGTAATCTGCAGTAACAGCCACAACTCTTGTAATCGGAACACCACCTCTGACAATGGTGATTGTCCACTTACCAGTATCAAGCCCCCTGAATACCGCAACGCCCTTGGAGTCCGCGGTTTTGCTCTTAGACTTACCATTTTTGGAGATTGTTACGGTCTCACTGGCAACGGCGGTTATAGTCAATATGCAGCCAGAGCCGCCCCCGGTATTAACTCTGCCAATCATGCGCTTACACCGCCTTTCCAGCAAATAATGGTGGGAACTGTAATTGCCGATTCCGGGGCGCTTGCGGCATACAGATACACGCCGCCGTTATAGGTAGCTGCAACAGGGGCAAAATTGCCGTCAATTGCGTCTGCAACGCCGAGAACCACTTCCGGAATCATGGTGTCCAGCACCCCCGTCAGCGCAATCGCCGCACGGAATGGGTAATCCTGATATGTAGAATCAGCCACAAACGCGGATACCGGCACGCTGATGTTCGTGAACAGGAGCTTTTTCAGCTCCACCGCCGTACCGGCTTCCAGGTCTGCCAGCTCCCGGTTGATGGAATCCAGCACCGATGTGGCTTGCGCCGTGGTATCATCAAGCACATCTTTTACTTGCGCCTGCGTTTCCTGCAGGAGCGTGGAAAACTGACTTTGCATTGTGCTGGTATCAATGCCCACCTTTTCCGTCACCAGCCCGCACACCGAAGCGTCAAGCCGCTCATCCGTAATCATGGAAGCGGTGATAGCGGTTGTACCGGCTGCAACGGAAATCCGCGCAAGGCTGATCTGCCGGATTGTGCTGTTGTTGGTCAGCGCGGGGGCGGATGCCGTACCGGCTTTTGCGCCTTTCAGGATTTTCACTTCCGGATAGTCCACGTAGTTTGTGGTTTTCCACTCCACAATTACGCGGTCGATACGATTCAAAACGCCGTCTGCCGCATCAACTGCCAACTGCAATTTGGTGCCGTCAACGGATTCATTATCAATCCACCACACGACACCGTTACTGCCGGAATTTGCCACCCAGCCAGTGCCGTCTGAGACTTCCACCGCCATTCCGGGTGTGGAAAGTGCCTGTACAGATGCATTGTTGCCAGCGCCAAATACGCCGGACGTGCGCCCGTGGTGCCAGCGCATAACGTCTTCTGCGCCTTGAGCTTCATCTTGGTTGTTCGGGAAACTTTTGATATTAGCCATTTAATTTCATTGCCCCCAATGCTGTAAGAATAGGGTCGCCCAAGAGGATTTCCGTCCGGGCTTTGTTGCTGTCCAGTGTGTACTTGATGCCCGTGATCCGGGCGCTGAACGATACCCCGAATCGGGCGGATACGCACGATACAATATCCCCCAGAGCGTAATACTTGCCAAGGTCTTCGGGGTCGATGGAGACAGAAAAGGATTTGCGCCGGATTCGCTTGCCCAGCTCCATCTGGCCGTAGGCACGCGCACGAGCCTTGCACTCTGCCGCCGTTTCCCCGTTTTCCTGCCGGACAGCTGTATCGAACCACACCTCCCGGCGATTGTCCCCGGCGACGTCGCCGACGATCTCAACAAACGTATTATCTGTACCGCTCAGGCTTCCTTGCACATAGGCCACATTGCAGAGGGTGGAATCGTCGTCATTGATTACAAGATCTTTCGCGCTCCCCTGTTCCTCCGAAAATACAATGGCGTGAATGCCGTCCGTCAGGTCACGCCCCTTGTAAAGGCGGAACGTATGCACCATATCGTCGGGGTTCCACTCCATCGCGTGGCCTATGCCCTTTTCTTCCAAAAATGGGATGATCTCGTCCAGCAGATACCCGCCCTTGAAGATATTGTCCGTGGTATCCTCCATCCCGGATGCTTCCGCAACCTGAATCCTTGTAAGCCCACGGAGATTATCACTTATCAGCTTATACACGCCGGTTTCGATATTCTCCATGTGGTACTCCGATGCAATAATGCGCTTATTCAAAAGCCAGTTCGCGGTGTAGCCGTTCGCTGTTATGCGGTTTGTGGTAGTATCGATTTTCGTATTTTCTATTACAAATGTTGCGTCTCTGTCCGTGTCATACAGCAGATTTCCGACTTTCAGCACGTTAATGTTGTAGTCGCTTACCGGCGCAACCAGTATCAGCTTTCCGATATCGTTGTAGTAAATATTCATGATAACGCTGATTGCGTGCCGGATTTCGTACCGGGTGGAAAAATCCTCTTTATAGATTTCAAAGCTCATAGCGCAATCCCCACGATCTCCGTTGCGAAATCAATATCCACCTGCAAATTCGCAAGCCCGCTTGTCGCTTCCGGCTTCAACACATTATCCCCAACTTCCAGCTGAAACAAAGTGCTTTTCAGGCTTAACGCGCCCCGGCAATCCCCATCGATGGAGGACATTACATTCGTCCTATCGTGGGTGATCTCCACCACAAGGCGCTCTCCGCTGACAAGGGACTTGTTTATCAGCAGGAACTTCCCAGTTTCGGCGTTGGTGATTTTTGGGTTTTCCACATCACCGCTCGCCGCGAAAGTAGCCGTAAATGGAACGGGAACTTGTCCGCGATTCGGCACGTTCATGAACTGGGTTTCCATCAGCCGCCCGAAGCGATACGGCCTTGAAATGTTCCACGGGAACTTGAACAGCTTCTGAATACCGGATAGCGTGGCCGATACGGAATCATCCTTGCACCAGTACGGATATGCCGCCAGAAGGGAAAACTGGAACTGTGCGCCCCATTGTTTCGCCTCAATGCTGGGCGTCGCCGTAGGCCAAACATTCAGATAATAGTCATCCGCGTACAGCTTTCCGGCAAGATCGGGGCGGATGACGGATATCAGCTTCTCTTTACTTGCCGCCTGACCGTCTCCCACCAGATACCCGTTGATATTCACGGGCCGGGGCTGAACGTTTTTGCTCTGAATTGTCGCGCCCGTCTGGTTGATGCCCTTCGCCTGGGACAGGGCTACCGTTACCGTATCAATGCCCGTGGGCTTATTGATAAGATATCCCCCGGCATAATCAAAGGTAACGCTATCCCCGTTTTCGTTCACGTAGCGGAACAACTTGCTTAAATTGTTGAAGTTCGTCAAATCGTCCACCTCGCTTGTGTGAAATAAGCCTCTGTGGCTGCTGCCAGCTCCACTTCGGATTGCACAGGAGAATTAATATTCTGGATAATTGTCACGCCGCGTCCACCACCAGCAAAGCCCACTCCGTCGTAGTCTGCCCCGCCGGACGCACCGGCCGATTTTCCAGCCCTATACGCTCGTGCTTCCTCGGCGGTGAGAACTTTTTCACCCTTATGGAGGCGCACTAGGTAATCATCGTATGGTACATAATCAAGGCCGCTCTTCGCCCCGGGAACGTTGCTCCCTTTGATATTGGCCTTTATCGTGAGCGTGTAGTTGGCAAAGCTATTTGTCAGCCGTGATTTCATCTGGGAAGCAAGGGAATCCAGCTTGTCCAGAACTCCCGGCGTGCTGCTGTCGATACCGGCAACCAGGCCACTCATGGTGTTGGTTGCCGCCTTTGTAGCTTCCGCCTCCATGTCGAGGTCGCCCACCTTTTCCACGTAGCTGTCTGCGGCTTCCTGCATACGGCTTTTTACATTCTCCACCGCCAAAGCCAATCCATCAGAAGTTTCGGTTCCTGCGGCCTCATATGCAGAAACATTATCCATAAGCTCCGCAAATTTTCTGCTCAGGCCATCGGTACCACCAGACATATCTTCAAGTTCTTCACGCACTCCCGCAAGGAATCCGGCCTTTTCCCCATCACTCATGGATGCAAGATACTTGCCTAGCCCATCAATGCTAACGCCTGCGAGGTCTGCTTTTTCACGAATGAACGCAAAATCTTCGTCAATCTGCTGGAGAACTTCGGTATTACCGTGCAAATTCCCCATGAGGCCATCCCACGACATTTTCACAACTTCTATTTGGGAAGTAAACGCAGAACCAACATCATGCAGCCCGTTATAGATGGTGGTATAGGTATTCTGGTAATCCTCCAAAATGGACTGTGCCGTGGCGGCGTATTCCTCAGAAGCAGCCTTTATCACATTTACAGGTTTCGCCGCTTCCTCAGCTGCGGCCTGCTCCTGCGCTTCCAAATCGGCAAGATTCTGCTTCGCCTGCTTTATGGCTTCGGCTAATCTCTCCATCTCGACGGTGTCACCGCTGAAACCAGCATCCGACGAGAACGCTTCCAGTCTGGCTTTTGAAGCTTCCTCGTACTGCTGCTCAAGCTCTTCTACCTTTGCGCGTGCTTCTTCTACCGTCTGCGGCTCTCCGGCTAACTCTTTGACGAAATCCTTGTGCGCCTTGGTTGCCTTGCCAATGCCAATCGCAAGAGCAGCTACAGCCGCGGCAATCAAGCCAATGGGGTTCGCGTTTATAGCCGTATTCCATGCATACTGCGCCGCAGTTGCAAGGGAAATCTGGCCGGTGAGTACGCCAACGGCTATTTCACTGACGGAAAATACGCCATTCAGTGTGGCTTCTGCAACGGCCGCTTTTCCGCTTTCCGCTGTGAAGAATGCAAGCGCCGACGCATTTGCCGTGAATATCGTGGCGATATTTGCAATGGCCTTTCCCGCCATACTCGCCCCGATTGCAGTACCGGCAACGGTTGCCGCTGTGGCCGCGAACTCAAACGCCGTGACGAGAAGATCAATAGCGCTATTCGTTTTCCGAAGGTACGAAATAGCTTCTACCGTAGCAGTTCCAACGCCGGTAACGATTTGCTGTACACGGGGTATAATGTTATTTCCGGCTGTAAATACGCTGTCTACAAAGTCCTTGGTAAGTCCTTCCATGTCGGCGTTGCTGTCAGCCATGCCGGTAGCCAGATTTTGCCATGCTGCTTTCATGGACGCTGTGGAACCCTCGATGGTGCCCGCCGCTTCATTTGCCGCATACCCCGCAAGCCCCTGCATTTCGATATAATCCACAAGCGCGGCCTGACAGTCAGCTAGATTGTCAATGGTGTAGGAAGTAGCCTCGCCGTTCTCTGCGTTCCACTCGTTTACCTTGTCAATCAGCTGCTGGAACCCCTCCTTTGTGGGGGCAATACCCAGCTGCAAATTGTCCAGCATCGTGTAGTTGGATTTCATAATGCCGTTAAAGGCATTTTGTACAGCTTCCTGAGAATTGCCGGTCGCCGCCACAACGTCAGCTTCGGCGGTAATAACTTTGTCGGCAAGTTTGGCGGCGGCCTGCACATTGCCGCCAAGGGCGGTTTTCAGGCCGGTAGCAAATCCATTCACCTGCTGCAAATAGTCATTCTGGCTCATTTGCACGGTCTTGTAGGCGTTTCTCGCTTTCTCCGCCACAAAATCGTAAGCGTCGCCGAACATCAGCTGTGCGCCACCGGCTAACTGCTCATACCGCGCATAACTGGTGTAGGCCGCTTTGCCAACGTCTGCAACTACCCCGGCGAGCTTCTTTACTCCGGCGATAATCGCGCCACTGGCAAGGTTGGCTTTCAGAACGTCGGCGAATGTGCTTGTTTTGTTTTCAGAATCCTTTAGTTTACGCTCATATTCATCTGTATCCAGCGAAATCGTCGCAAACAGTTCAAATACATTAGCCGCCATCCTGCCCACCGCCTTTCGTCACCAGTTTCAGTCCGGCATTTTTCATCACATCCGCCACGATATCCTCCGCAGACCGGTTTTCCACCGGCTTCGGGCTGATGATATCCTCGTATCCGATAGATAGATACAATCGCTCATCACGCCCCGCCGTGTTTTGCGTTATCATCTGGATACCGTCGGTAATGTAGCGCCGAAGGATTTCACGTTCGCATTGCTTTTTCAACTCCATGGGAAGAATGGAGAGGTACGCCCTCGCCCGTACTCTGGGGAGGGCGCACAGTGCGCTGATTATTCGCTCTGCTCCCCACGCCCCCACGATTTGAAAAAACTCAGCAGTTCCTTATCGTTGGAAAGCTCCTTAATCTGCCAAAGCGTCGCCATGGTACTCTGCGCGGCCACTTCCTCAATGCTCTTTTCGCCCATGATGGACAAAATAGCATAAATGTCGGCGCGGTGCGTTTTCAGCAGCAGCGGAACAACGGTGGTAATCCTCTGCGCACCAATCAGCATAACGCCGACTTTTGTGGAGTTTTTCTTGTCCACCGGCTTGCCGATGGCGTTCATGATTTCCTCATCAGAAACGAGATTCACAATGTGCGGGGTGATCTCGCACAACACGTCCAGGCACTCGTCCGTGCCAAGTTGAGATAATTTTCTCATGCTTAGCCTCCTACATCGTAGCGGATTCGGCCTCTCCGGCCTTCACGTAAATCTCGAAAGGCGGTGTATCCTGTGCCGTAATGGAATAATGCCCGGTAAACTCGAACGCGAACTGGCCTTTGCTCTTGTCACCGGTTTTCAGCTGGAAACCGCCAGTAGAAAGGCCGTTCAGCATATGGATGGCCAGATAGCCGCCCTTTTTCGCGCCGTTTTTATCGGAGTAGTCGGCCACAAGCCAGATGTCCTTGAAATCCTCGGTGGCAATGTCGTTTCTGGGCGTGATTTTCCCGGCGGCTTCATCAGCGGCGGCCACCATCGATTTTGCGTTAGTGGCGTTCACAGATACGAAAGTTCCGCTAAGCTTCACCTCCCAGCTTTCCAGCCGTTTCAACTCCTTTGTGTTCTTGGGGCAGTCATTACAATTCCCAATATTGCACAAAAATTATTGCTTTTTTTCTCCGTTTCCGCCTATTATTGCCGTTTTCTCAGTTCCTACGCTCTGCCCTCTGGTTTTTGGCGCACATTCTTGGCGCACAACCGCATTTTTGGGCGGTTTGTTGCCGCTCTTTCCACCATCGGAGAAGTTCGCGCTTTTCGGTTTCGGTCAATGCTATAATATCCTCTAAGGCTTTGATACCCTCCGCGCCCTCCGGGGGGAACATGATTCTTCTATTCATGTAGACACCTCCGCAGAAGTTCGACTTGTTCTGATTCGGGCAAGTCCCAAAAATGCTCTTGTGTAACAGCATTTAGAATTGCCGCAGTCTGTTTCTCCGAAAATGACAGAAGCAGGGCTACCAGTTCTTCATTGACATTCTCCCTTTCTTCTTTGGTCATCATCTCGCCACCTCCTGTTTGTGCGCCCGCAATGAAGCTAAGACGCGCAGCAACCTAATGTCTCCCTCTGTGCCGTTCTCGCAGACAACAGCTAAAGCGGAAAGCAGCCCGTAAAATTCACTCAGCAACTCACGGTTCAGGTTGACGGCTTTCACCATCCGGAAAAGGGCGGCGGCGATGGCCGGGAAAAAGCCGTCGTTTTCGGTTTCGTCGATTGTGCGCAGCTGCTTTTCAAGCTGTGTAAACAGCGCGTCCGCAGTCTTTGGCAGGCGCTTGTAGTTGGTTTCGCTCAAAAACTGTGCATAAGCGGCTTCGGTGGTTTTCTTTGTAAGCATTTTTATATTCCTCCTCAAATTTTAATCCAAATCTGAATTACGACAGCGCAAGCATTGAACCCGTTATCCAAAGAGCGCGAAAAGAATGCCGGCTATAACTAAGGTCAGAATGTCCAAAATAATTATTATAATCAGCAGCATATCGTTGTCTTCCATTCCCTCACCTCCTTGTTCATGCAATGCAAAATCTTTTGCTTGTGGTTGTTTTCGTGAACGCCTCGGCCAGATCGGGCATAGCTTTCTTAAATGCCGTGCTGTCAAACCGGGCGCTAGTCACGGCCTTGTATGTCACCTTCCAGTCTGTGCCGCTGATGGTGTCCACGCCCTCCGCGTCCATGTACCGCTTGACTTCATCGACCAGTGCGTCAAGCTCTGCCGCAAGTTCTTCTTGCATCCGCTTCAATTCACGAATTTCCTTGATCTTGGTGTCCATTGTGTTGACCTCCTGATTGTTGATTATGTGAAACGTCTGTTAGACGATTTCGACCATTTGGGCGGCGGGCATGAAAGCATCCGTAAAGAACTCTTTCATACCGTCGACAGCTTTGACCATGATGTTGACATTTTTGCCGAACATGTTAACACAAATCACGGTCGCGGGTGCAGTAACCATTTCCCGCCAGAGATTGGAGTAGGTCGTAACCATAATTTTGTCCCCGTTCTGGAGGTTAGCAGCCTTGACATAGGTTTCAGACCATGCCCGCTTGAAAGCAGCAGAGCGGTTCATACCGGACTTTATGTAAGCATTGGCTTTCTTGCAAACCTTAGTTCTAATCTCTTTCATGGTGTTACCTCCTGGGGTGTTTCCCTCTCTGTGATGGCATTATTATAGTATATTGCTAGCAATATATCAAGACGCAATAATATACAAATTATATTGCTAGCAATATGCCCATGTTTGTTCATTTCGCTATATTGCTAGCAATATTAAAATGTGGTAATATAGGTACAGAAAGGAGGTGTAACAAATGCCCATAAAAAGCGACGCAAACAGAAGAGCCGTAGCAAAGTACAAAAAAGAAAATTACGATCAGATACAGCTACGTGTGGCAAAAGGTCAAAAAGAAGTAATCAAAGCCCACGCCGACAAGCACGACGGCGGGAGCGTGAACGCCTTTATCAATCGGGCAATCACAAACCAGATGGAGCAGGACGAAAGCGGCGGCGAATAATGCGGACAGTGGAAAAGGGCCGGCCACTTAAAAGGCCCCCACTGGAAAGAGGGTGAAGAAATGCCGTTACGGTACAAAATCGACGTGCTTGCAGCTCTTAGGGATGCAGGATATACGCAAAACAGAATCAGGGAAGAAAAGCTCATTGGTCAATCGTATTTGACGCAACTCCGGCACGGGGAACTTGTGTCATGGAAAACGATTGAAACAATTTGCTGTTTGCTTGATTGCCAACCCGGCGATATTGTAGAGTACAAGAAAGAAGAATAACGGAACGCCCCCGGGAAGTGAATTCCGGGGGTATTCTTTTCCTGTGCAACTGTGCTATAATGCGGATGGTGGGAGAGGGGCGCACAATTAGTGCCCCCGCCACACTCCCACATAGAAGGGGGGACACAATGCCGGTATCGGAATCGAAGAAAAAAGCCAATGCGAAGTGGGACAGCGAAAATATGGCGACGGTAGCTTGCAAAATCAAAAAAAGTCAGGCTGAAAAATTCAAGTCGTATTGCTCTAGCATTGGCAAAACCTCAAACGCGGTCATTCGTGACTATGTTCTGGAATGTATCGACGAGAAAGAACCCGCCACGGGCGACAATCCCACAGAATAGCAAAAGCCAGCACCTTCGCGGGTGCTGGCTTCGTTCGTTTTGCGGGCTGACACTGGTAGTGAGGATTCCTGACTGTCCAATTTTGGACACACCGCCAATTTGGCGATATCCCGCACTTTGTGCGCCAATACGCATTTTCCTGAATTTTGGTTCATTTTGGTGTTGACTTTTTGAATTAAAGTTCATATAATAACAGTGCGGAGAGATCCGCAAGCGTAATAGAGATATTACCGCCGCTGTCGACTTGTAGAGCGCAAGTCAATAAAAAAGAATGCTCGCTGAGTTGATCTCCACATAGAGCGTGTGGAGGGTAAACAAAAGAATGCTCGCAGAGAAGAACGGTCACGCTCGCGCGTGGCCGTTTTCTTCGGCTATGAGGTGTCGAATAATGCTGAATGTCATTTTCCTAACCGAAAAATTTTATCGGCGCTATAAAGATTGTCCTGAAATTGAACAGAAAACAAGCCGCCCTTATATCCGGGTCGGTGTCCTAATTGATGGCGTTCTGTGGGCAATCCCCATGCGCTCCAATATTAACCATGAGCATACGATCTGGACAGATAAGGCCAATAAATGCGGCATTGACTTCACAAAGGCTGTTGTGATTGACAACCAAGCCGAATATATTTCTTCGATTAAACCGCACATCCGCCCGAATGAATTTGAAGTATTGAAAAGCATAAACAGCTATACCATAGAGCAGAAAATGCGGCAATACATCAAGAAATACAAAAAAGCGAAGCAGCACATAAACATTTCCAGAAACAGGAATATTGTGAAGTTCTCCACCCTGCAATACTTTGAAGATTACATATAAGCACACCACGCCCCCGGTTATCAGGCCGGGGGCGTTGCTCTATGTGGTTATGGTGATTCCTGCCTTTTCCAGCATTGCCCGCTTTTCCTCCGGGGACATTGAAGCAACACGGGCGGCAACTCTCCGGGTCATTGCGTCCGCTTCTTCCTCAAATGCCTGTTCCTTCCGCCGCTTGCGTTCGTATTCTTCCCGGCGCTCCTGTTTCAGTATGTATTGCTCCTGTATGGAGCTGCCGGACAATCTGAACGCTCCTAACCCCGTACCGTGGTACATGTCAAAGTCAAGAAAGCGATGCAGGGTTTTGGACTTGCGCAGTTCCCGGATTCCCTTGTTTTCCATCTGCCGCGTTCGCTCCGGGCTTTTGCCCATGACCTCCCCGACAGCAGATAGCGTCATATCGTCCCAATACCGCAGGCGTAATACCTGGGCATTACCCGGGGGAAGCTCGCTTATAGCGCCGTCTATGGCCTTATGGAGCTGCTCGTGGTATACAGATTCTTCCACGTTCTCTATTGCATCTGCCGCCCTGCTGTCTGGGACAAGTTCGCCCAGAGTGCCGCCGTCCGGCTCGTCAGGCTGTACATGCCGGTCAAGGCTCGCAGCGGTATTCAACGGCTCACACCTGCCGTTTTTCGTGCGGTAGCCGGTAGCCTCCGCAAATGCAGTTTTCAGATGGAACATGAACCATGTGGAAAAAGCGCCGCGCTCCGGGCTGTAGGTCTCCACCGCCGCCACCATAGCCAGATAGCCGGTCTGGTACAGGTCATCAAATTCCACGCCCCGGGGGTTGCCGCTGAGCTGCATGGCGGTCATGATTTGCATGGCCTTTCGTTTCACAAGGCCGTTTACCTGTTCCCACAGCTCCAGCGTGCGCCCCTCTTCGCCCTGCTGGATGGCAATGGCTAATTCTTCGTTTGACAATGCTCACCCTCCCAGCCGGGGGCATTTGCAGCCCCCGGCACAATCCGCAGAAAATCCTTTATCTGCGACCCGCCGCAGTCCTTCGCGCCGGGATTCTGTTTTGCTGTGGAAAAACGCATAGGGTCAGTGCTTCGTCCTTCTGCGCTTGTCCACGGAGATAATGCCGCCGTGCGGCGGTTCTCTGTTGGAGCTGCCGCTTAGAAACTCTCGACGAAATCACCGGAAAGCTGCTCCCACCATTCGCCCATGCTGAGCGTTACGCCGGGAGAATCGCGCCGCTGACCGTTGCCGCCGCGCCCGCTGCAATAGTTGGCAACGCCGATCATCTCATCCCACGCCCTCAAGGTTGTTCCCATGCCTCTAGCGCAGTCTCGCGCAAGGCAGAATAATGCAACCCTGTCTTTTGTGCTGTCTGCGTTGTCCGCCGCTTCCTTCGCATAGTGGCCGATCAACTTTAACATAGTCGGGTTCTTGTCGTATCTGTCCGCAAAGCCGAAATAATCATCTACCGTCAGAATGCCGGTTTTCATCAGCTCAAGCGCGTTATTGTCAATAGCGGAGGGGTCGGCAAGGTTGCTCGTCTGCACTTCCTTTTCCAGTGCGCGGCGGAGGTCTGCGGCCTTCGCGTCGAACTCCGCCCAGATGCGAACCGCTTCTTTGCGCAGGTTTGTTTCTGCATCTTGGAGCTGGAGCGTGACAATCTGCTTTTTCATCGCGTCCGTTCCCGCGTCCTGCATGGCCTTTCGTGCCTGCTCTACTGCGTTATACGCGGCGGTGTATTTTTCCCGTGCCTCCTTGAAAGCGGTGTCAAGGTCTTTTGCAAAGTGGTTATACTGGCTCATTTCGTAGTCCTTTCTGTTGCAAATAGGGTGCAACTCCCATTGTCGTACATCATACAGTTATCGCCGCAGGCCATCCCGCCGGATAGGGGGCAACGTTTCCCGGTCTGTGCCGTTCCTGGCCTGCATCTGTCCCCGCTCATAAAGGCACAGTCATCACCCCGGCAAACGGGGTCTATGGCCGTTGAAAATGGGCAGGACTTCCGGCGGGGCGCTGGTTCATAACTGTGGGTTGGCGATTCTGTCCCCATCGGTACAGTTCCGAATGTGGTATGAACCATCGGCATATATTCTTTGCAAGCTTCCCCCATCCATCTGAACCGCTGGCCGTTGCTGTCAACTTCCGGGTATTGATCAAAAATAGACATTTTTACACCTCCTTATCAATCGTCTTCGTGGAAAACCGTCTTTTTACCTTCTGAATCCTTGAACAAAGTAGCTGATTCATAGCTCACCTCAAAAAGCGGGGTGTGGTATCCTGTATGATCTTTCAGCAGTTCAAGATTTGCGTCATACATGGCGCAGTAAGCGGGGATGATCTGCTTGTTCCACGTCTGTTCATCAATCGCGTGGGAACAGTGCGGGCATTCTCTGGCCTTGCCATATCGAATGTCCCGGCGGTAAACCGCCCAAATGCCGCCGCAGTAGTGGCATTTGATTCGTAAATAGCCCATATTTTCACCCCCTTCCCTATGCGGAAACGCCCTTTTTGTAAATCACGCGGTCAAGAGCATAGGCAACGGCGTCGATCGTGTGGTTATCCTTATCCGGGAGAACGGAAAGAAAGTTTCCATCCTTATCCGTGGCATAACTGTAGTTTACAAACTCCCGGTATGCTTCGGGGGTTCGCTTCGGGTCAATGACAATGCGGCGGTGCTGTAACCATTTCACGCGGTATTCCACACACCCGGGGAATTTCCTGCATGGTATGCACTTGATCCCCTCGGCCTGAATGTCGGCGATACTCTTAGGCTCCGCGCAATCGGCGGTAATGGTGTACTGCTCCGTATACTCGCCCACATAATAGGCATAGCTTACTTCCTGGCTCCTGTCGTAGTGGCGGCGCTTGATCTCGGCGGCGATCTGCCTGTTTGACCAGTGCCGTTCATAAATTTCATCCAGAAAATAAACGGTGTCGGTCTTTCGGTCATAGGCCACACGCATACAGGCGCAAGGGTCAACCGCGAAACCGAAGTCAAGCCCCATGAAGATATAGCCCATCTCGTTTATTTCTGCATCTGTGATCTCCCCGATTTCCAAATTGGGGAATACCTCGCCGCCCGTTCCGGTTGCTATGCCCATGTATTCATGCTCATATGCCTTGTAATTCAGCGCTTTCAACCGCTCGGCCTCATACAGAAACGCTTCACCCAGCCACTCCGGGGGAACTTGCGTGTAGTTAGTCAGCAGTGTGACGGCCTTTTCGTCCGGCTCCTGTATGAATACGTTCGCCCAGTTGTTGGCACTGATGGGAGGGTTAAAGCTACGAAAAACAATTGCGCTGCTGCCCTGGCCTCTCAAGACAGACTGCATAACATTTCGGGTGAAGTTGGCGCCGGGAAGCTCTGAAAATTCCTCAAGCCAGATATAGCGGAATGTACCGCGCCGGGGTTTGATGGATTTTAGCTTGCTTGCATCGTCCAGACCACGGAAAAGAATTTCCTGCCCGGTGGGAAGATATGTATAGCTCATGGGGCTTACACGCCCCCGCCACAGGTGAGAAACGCCCAGCGTGTCTATTGCCCAGCCGATTTGTGAATAGCAGCTATCGCGCAGGGTGTTTCCCACGGCACGGAATACAATGGCGTTTGATTCCCCATCCTGCATGATTCCGCTGACGATCTCCACAGACACAAACGACGATTTGCAGGAACCGCGCCCGCCGGGGAGGTTGTATGTGCTGTGTCTCCCTGCCTTGACATCCTCGTGTAAGGGGTAGTATACAGGCGCTATGTGCTGCTTCACGTCGATGCAGTCGATCAGGGCTTTTGCTTCCTGCTGCCGCCGTCTGGCGGCATTGCTTGCCCTCACACGGCTTTTTAATCGGTCATAATACATCGGATTCCCCCTCGGTGCTTTCCAGCTCTCTGAGAATGTCGTTAAACTCGGTGAACTTCAAGCCGTAGTCTAGCAGCGTCCGCGCCGCTGTAATGTGGTTTGCGCTCGTTTCTTCATCATCCGCGACAATAGCGCCCAGCCGGTCTATTGCGGCGGTTAAATTCTGCTGTAGTTGCCTCGTTGCCCTGTCCATGATTCCGGCGGCGGCGTGCTTATATGCTGCCGAAAATTCAGCGTCTTGCAGATACGCCCGCAAGGTGCTTTCTCCAATTCCGGCGGCTTTTGCTGCCTCTGCCCTTGTACGGCACACTAGAAGCGCTTGCAGGGCTTTTTCTTTGCGTGGTGTCAATTCCATACCCCCCTTTCAATCGGCGCTTTCTGCGGCTTTCTGGCGGTCATAGAGCCGCATAAAATCAGCAAGATTCATTGTTACGCGCCACGGTTCCCGGCTTCGGCGGTGAAATACGGCGGGCAAACCGTCCTTGAAATACCGGCTATCTCTTTCGGCCTGCTCCATCCACTCGGAAAGCCGGACTTGTTCGCAGCGTTTGCATTCGATATGGATTCCCGGCAATCCCGCAAGGTCTGGAACCTCGCCAAATGACAGAGAACCGCCGCGCTCAATGGTGTATCCGTATTCCCTCAGAATGGCGGCAAGCTCCCGTTCTCCGTCCGCGCCCTTGCGCTGTGATGTTTTCCCGCTCGTATCGTTCACCCCTTTCAATAAAGTTCTTCGTAAAATCGCAGTTCCCGGATTCTCCCGCTGAAAAAGTGGTTGATGTTGTAGTCACAACGCCGGTACTTTGTCCGAAAGTGCTTGTCGATCATGGCATAGTACCCGTCCGGGGTAACGTCTTCGATACCCTCGCCATCCGGAAAGATATAGGGCATATCTTGGCATATGCGCACGATCTGGCTTGCTCTGATAGGCGGATGCGGTTTGCCCATGTGTTTCTCGTACTGCTCGAAGTAGTACCGGAACACGGACAAGGCATCTTGCAAGCTGTAGACACTCTGCGGGTATACACTCGCGGTTATATCTGCGAATTTCTCAAAATCAAACGTCAATGAAAATCCTCCTTTCTTGATGAAATCCCTTATACCAGAAAGAAATATTGTTTGCTCTCTATGCAGGGGGTGGAATGGAGCGCGTAAGCGGCTCCGTTCCCTTTTACACCCTTATACATAGAGGAAATGATTTGTCATTTCCCTTTTACTCTCTATCTCTTAACTCTTGCTCTTGCTCTTACTCTTATTCTTAGTCACTCCGTGACGTTTTTTCGTCACAATGTAACACCAGTGAATAAGGCTTTTATGCGTCGCTGTCACATTGTGACGCTCTGCGTTCTCTCAGCCGTCGCATTCTTGCTGCTGAATCGCTTTCACTTCCCGTATTTGCCACGGCCTCGGGGAGAAAAAAGCTTCCGTCGGTAATGTCCTCAACAAGTTTATAACGGCGCAGGGCTACGATTGCATTTGCGACGTTGTCGGCATCTTCACCGATGGCAAAGGCGATTTCTTTTGCAAATGTTTCATCATATCCGTTATAGGAAATAACCCCATCCGTGCGCAGGCTTGCAAGCTGCATTTTTAAGTAGATGATTGTGAAGACCTCGCCGCCCGCCTGTTTCCTCAATCGGCGCATTCCCTCAGAATCGAAATACCCTTCTTTCAGTTTCAACCACCAAAATCTTTTCTTGTCCTCTGACACTTGCTTAAATCTCCATTTCCAAAATTGCTTTCAAAATTATATTTTCAGTTCTTATTACGGCCTCTGTTTTTTCGCTGGCCGGTATGATAATGCCCCGCGATTGCGACAGAATATTTTTACACGCTGTTGATTTGCGAAAAGGGGGTAGGGGGATAACATTCGTTCTCTTTCTCTTTCTCTTTCTCTTTCTCTTTCTCGCTTGCGGGTTGCTCTTGCTTATCGTTTGCTTCCGCTTTGCTTACCGTTTGCTTTCGCTAGCATTTCTAACTCCTTTCCACGGCATCCGCCGCGCTTAAAATTTCTTGTGCTCTGTGCCGCATGGAGCGGACGAAACGCGCCTTTTCTTCCTTGTTTGCGGGGAGATAATAGCCGGTCACATTGTCGCTCAATATGGCGGCTCCTGCCCGCCTCTCGGCGGAGATCATAGCCCGGACGGTTCGACCGTCAAGGCCGGTTATGCCCTCCAGCTCTCGGAGGGAAACGGCGCTAGCCTGGCCGTGGCTCAAAAGATCAATTATTTTCACCGGCAAGAAACCTCTCTAGCTCGTCAAGGTTGACAAGTGTATAAGCGTAGCTGCCTTTTACGGGCTTGATTGTGCCGTCCTTCAGCCAACGCCGCAAAAGGCGCGTGTTAATGTAACTTCCGGGGTCTTGCTTCTTGATCTCCTCAACTGCTTTCGGGACTGTTCTAATTCGTACCATGATTAAAAGCTCCTTTCATGTTTTGAAAAAAATAAAAAGTGCCTACCTCTCACGCACTGTTACCATGCGTAAGCGATAGGCACAAAGGCACATTCAAAGGGGGATTTCGCCCCGTTTGTTTTGTCATTCAGTTTTTTTTATTATATCACAATAAGCACGGTTTTGCAAGTGTTAAGCACGGTTTTTCTGCAAAATAGTTTCGCTGAGACAGTCCGCCGTTTTGTGCCTTGCTTCGTCTATGGCGTGAGCATAGGTGTCTAGCGTCGTTGATACATCGGCATGACCCAGCATCCCCGCCACGGTCAGCACGTCCACGCCGTTTGACAGCAGAACGGAGGCGGCGGAATGCCGGAACAAGTGCGGGTTAATATGGGGCAGGCCGTGGCGGTTGCAAAACTCGGTTAATTCAATGTTTACATTTCCGGGGTTCATCGGCTTTCCGTTCCATCTTGGAAATACAAGGTTGTTTTGTTCCCAAAGATCGCCCAGCTGTAGCCGGTCTTTCGTCTGCTCTATCCACAGTTTCCGCAAAAGCTCAATGGTTTCATCTGGCAGAGCTACGCGGCGGCTGTTGCCGGTCTTTGTTGACCCGCTCTGTATACCTGTTTCGGGCAGATACATCATGCTTTGATCTATCAGCACTTCCCGCCGGATAAAGTCCACCTTGTCCCAGGTCAACGCCAGGGCTTCCCCCCTGCGGCATCCCGTGGAAATGAAAAGGGTTATCAATGCACGGAATGGCAGCGGCTCGCCCTCCAGCGCGGCAAGAACGGCTTTTAACTGCTCCGGCTGTAAAGACTTGCTTTCGCGGACGCGCTTTTTCTTTGGCAGCGTGGCGCGCTTCGCTGGGTTATATTTGATAATCATTTCTTTGTAGGCCTGTTCAAGCACCGTGGAAATGATTGCGTGATAATCCCTGATTGTTCCGGGGGATAGCGGCTTTTCGTCTCCCGTCGGCTTGAAAAGATCTTTTCGGCCTAAATTCTTTTCAATTATTGCGGCGTTTTGGCGGCTGATGGGCTGATTCTTACATAACCGGCGCATTAAATTCCCGTAGACACCACATGACCGTGCAAAACTGTTGCACGTTTCCCCCTCCGGTATAAGCTGGTTGAAGTCTACAGCGGGCAGTGCGAACACTTGCCACCGACAGGCTCCCGGCTCGGAAAGCTTCTTGTAAAGCTCGGTTAGCTGCTTCGGGCGGATTTCTTGAATAGGGATTTGCCCTATATACTCGTTGATTCGTGCAGTTTGCCGCCGGACACGCGCCAGGGTTTGCGGCTTGTCCCCGCGCTGCTCTCTTATGGTGCAGCAATATGCGGCGTACTCTGCAAAGGTCTGCCGGTTATCCGCCTGAAAACCATTCATTAGGTCTTGTTCAAACTCTGTTGCAACGCGCTGCAACTCCCTGTTGAGTTCTCGCGCGGGCATAGGTCTTTCCGGCCTCCACGTCTTGTAATGCCTGATTTGCCGGTCGAAGGAATCACGCCCCAGCGTGACCGTGATTTTATACGCCGTGCCGTGCTTCCCCTCTATTTTCCTGATACTCGCCATTGTTTAAGCCCCTTTCCGTGATTTGATTTCCATAACCCCCTCCCATTTGCACCGCTTGCAAAAGGTCGTAACGCCATTACAAACGGCATTGGGGGCAAGTTTGTGCAGCTTCTGGCCGCAGACCGGGCAGCAAAACCACAATTGCCCATTCAACAATTTCACCACGCCGCAGCTCTCCTTTCTTGGCGCACACTTGGCGCACAATTTCGGCAAATAGGCGGAAACGGCTTGCATTTTTGGCGCACAATTCAAGGGGTAAAACCTCCATTTTGCGCAAGTCCTGCAATGTTTTCTTTTGAGTGGCGATAATATTGTACATTCTTGGGGCAGTTATCGATATCCTCGCCGAAATCGGAGAAGCTGGGCGTTGCCGCGAAGGTCAATCCGCCGCTGGTAGCGCCAATAATAGTGTCGTCGGCGACTTCCGCCGTATCAGGCGAAAAGGCCGAAAGCAGAACTCCGGCATTCAGCACAAGCTCCTTAAAGGTATCCTGCGGAATCTGTGTAAATTTCATTGATTTCCTCCTATATGGTATTGAAAATTGCGGCAACGTTCAGTTGCCGCAATTTGATGGATTGATCTGACTCAAATGTAGAATTGATGCACCACGGCTCACCGCGCATAAGCCAAACTGTGCCGGTATCACAAGGCAGCTGAATGCCTCCACGTCCTATCGCGCGGGAAATTTCCTCTGCCTTGGCGTTCGGCTCTGCCTCCTTCTCCGTGTGATACCACAGTTTTACCGTCAGCGAGTTCGCCATATCGCCCCACCCGCCGACGGAAACGGAATAGGTAAGGTAAGGCATTACGGTGTCGCTCGGTACCGCTGTATCCGGATACGCGGGGAGATTAAAGCCGGAAAAAAACTTGTAGAGCGCTTCTGTTGCCGTCATTTTGTCAGCTCCCATTTCTCGGCGGTGACTTGGCACATATCCAAAGTGCCAACGGTTGGCGCTTCCTTATCGCTCCCGTTGCTCGTCACCCGGAAAATTGCACCATCGGAAAGCCGCTTGAACACATCATGGAAAGAAAGCGGATTCGCGCGGCGGGTGGTAATGGTGTACACACTGGTAACGCCCTCCTTCTCCGCGATTCTGGATTGCATGGAGGTATCCAGAATAATAGCCGCGTCGAACTCCGCGCCCTGCGCCCATTCCGTTGCCCAGCCGCCCTCCCCATCCGGGGTGCGCTTCTTTTCCATCAGTGCGCACGTGTTATTCAGGTAGTAGTCAAGCAAGCTCATATCTTCCTCCATACCCGTAAGCGCGGCGCAAACACCGTTTTCCAGCTCGTGCTTTCGCCGGAGCCGGACGAACCGCTTGCCTTTGTGTACGAGTAGCCCCCGAAAGATTCGCTTTGATACGGGCTTTGTACGGCCTCGGCGTTCTTCTCCTGCCATGTGTTGATTTCTTCCAAAATCGCCAGCACCTCCGGCGGTACGCAGATTTCCGTAACGATTCCGGTATAAGTTTCGTTCCGCAAATCAGCATCACCGTACACGTGAATCCCGTTATTCCTCCGGCTTCCTTCGATCAGGTAGTAATCGCCTGTTTCAAGGCCGGGAATAACGATCCGGTTCCCGGTGATTTCCGCCCCGGTAAACTGCCAGTGCAAGCCGGGGAAGAAATTACGCAGGTACACAAGCAGCTCATACAGGCTTACCGCATGTCCCATGTGATTCCCTCCTTTACCGGCTCTTTACAACGGCCAGAATGTCCGCTTTGTTCATTGCGGCGCTGACCCCGGAAATACCGTTTTCTTTGGCGTACTCCAAAAGCTGCGCTTTCGTCATTCCGTCAAAGTCCACGGTCTCCGGTGCGGTTTTGTCAGCTGTCAGAGCCGCCCTTAACCCCCCGCCGGGGTAACAGTGGCAACGGCGATGCCATCGATGTACTCCGCCCACAGTTTCATGCCCATGATGGCGTACATATCGCCGGTAGCCCGGGAGTAGTCGCCCTCGACATGTACGCCGATCAGGTTCGTTTCGCCCTTCACGGTGTAATTCAAACCCAGCTTGGCAAAGTCGCTGTCGCTCGGGTCGACGTAGTACAGGTCGATGTTCTCAACGGGGGTTGCAATCACCTTACCGGTGGCGACGTACTTGTCAGGCAGGAGGAAAAGGGTGCTGTAGCCCAGGAAGTTCTGGACATAGGTAAGGCCGAACATGGTCTGGGTGGTAATCTCCTTATCGCCCAGGTAGTCGTAGAAATCCATGATGTTGGCAAAACCAACGACCTCGGTCACGTCCTTGTCCATGCCCATGAACTTCGCAAGCACCTTGCCCTTTGCCTGTGCGAGCGCCAACTGCCAGGTCTTGGGGGTCAGCGCCAGAGAGCCGGTAGCCAGGAAAGTGTAGAAGTCACCCAAAACCTTGTTTTGCAGGGCAACCAGGAAAGCGTCGTCCGTCTTTTCTACGGCGACCTCTGCGCCGTATTTGGCCACGCTCTCGATGGTAACGCTCTTTGCGTACTTGGCCACCTCGATATCGCCATAGGTGACAGGGGAAACCTTCATCTTGGTGAAGGGGATCTCGTCGCCTTCCGCTACGGTGGAACCGCCCTGCAAGTCGCCATCTACCTCCGCCTTGTAGGATACCAGCTTCGTGCCGGGTGCCTTGCGGATAGGCCGCATAATGCCCAGAATGGTGCGCAGTGCGTCCCAGTTATCGTTGAACCGGGTTACAAAGTCCACCTCTCGCGCGGACGTGGTGAACCGTGTGGAAATCGTTACGTTTTCTTTTGCTGCCATTTGTACAGCTCCTTTCAAAAAAGTTATTTGTTTTCGCTTGCCATGCTTTCAGCAAGCGCGGCCTGTCTCTCAGCGGTGGACAAAATATACCGGCCTTTATCGTCCTTTTTGTAGATTTCAGCGCGGCTCTTTGCGCCACCAGAGGTGTCAGGCGGGGTCTGTGTTTGGGTGCCGGTTGTGGTAGTCTTACCGATCAAGCCCTTGTAATCGCCGGAAAGCAGCCCATCCAGTGCGGCGGTATCTTTGATACTTTCGCCGTCCAGCTTCAGGCCATCAATTTCAGCTCTGGCTCCACGGATTACCAGCCCCATGCTCTCGGCGGGAATGCCCTTGCTCTGGAAGTAAGCCCGCGCGGCCTTTTCCCTGGCTGCGGCGCTCTCCTTAGCGGCAACTCCGTCTTTGAAATCCTGAAAGTCTTTCTTTTCCTTCTCGTACTTGGCCTTGTATCCGCCGTCAGCGTCTTCCTTTTTCAGATCATCCAATTCCTTTTGAATGCCAGGAAGTTTCTCAGCGTCGGCCTTGTACCTCCCGATATCGGCTTTCAGGCCGTCCACGGTATCGGTGTGCGCTTCAATGATGGTGTCCACCTGTTCGTCGGTAAGCCCCATTCCCTTCAAAAGTTTGCGAGTTAATGCCATTGTTTCAGTCTTCCTTTCTTCGCCCCTATTCTTTGGGGACGACTGTGATATAAAAGCCGCTATACTTCGCGGGTTTTACCAAAATAAACAAAAAAGGAGCCGAACAGCGCGCAAAATCTACGTACTGTATCGCCCCTCAAATCGCGTCAGCGTTTTTGAACGCTTCCATAAGTTTGGGGAACTGGATAGCAAAAAAATCTACCATTTCCTCGTTCTGCGCCCATTCGGAGTTTTCCGCAAGGCCACTTTCAAAGAGGAATGCATGGATAATCTCATGCCGCTTGTTCTTTCTAATCTGAACTTGTAAGTTTTTCTTACAAGTTCGGTCGCCGCCGTGCTTACTATAGCTATCCACAACCAGTTCTTTGCTGGTTTCGTCGCAAAATCCATCGCATCCCGCCAGCCGCGAATCTTCGTCTTCACAGCAGACGGAAAGTGTGTATTCAGCCCCAAGCACATTTATTTTTCTGGTATCCACGCCACGTCAATCTCCTTTGCTAAGTTCGTCTTTTAGAATGTTTTTGTACGTTCCCTGATGATCGGCGATTGCCGGCTTAATAAACGGGTGTGCCCGATTGCCAGCTGTCCAATGCCAGATTCCCTGCGCGTCCTGGTATTTCCACGGAGTGGGGCGGCCTCCGCCTCCCTCGGCGTATTTGCCCGTTCCCATTTCCTGGTAAATGGCGTATTCGGTCGGCGTTCCAACAATGGCTTTCTTCCCATCCTCCACGGTATGTGTAATGCTGTTGCGCAAATTCCCAGTATCAACGGGGCATAAATCCTTTGCGTATTCAACGGCTTTTTCACCGCACCGAAATAAGCCGCGCTCACACGCTTCACCAAGTGCGCGGAGTATTTCGTCAGAGTTATCCACAAAGGTAATGCTCATTTCCCCCTCCTTTTCTGCTTCTTCCAGAGCCGGTCTTGTGCGGTTCGTGGCGGCGCATACGCATAATCCACCACAAGCAGGGGTTCCAGCCCGCTTCTTTTTTATCCGGTTGGAAGATTTTGGCATAGAAAAAGCACCATGCAATTTTGCACAGTGCTTTCAGCCCTTGCCATATTCTAATTACAAAGCTTTTCTATCTCTTCCCTCTTGCAGTCCAATAGTTCGTTGTTTTTGTCCAGTTCTACAAGGTAGAAAATGCCACCAGTATCACGAACATCGACGACAATTCCTGTGTCGCCTGTCTTGAGGACTTTTACATGGTCGTATTCTTTAATCATGCTTCCCCACCTCGATTCTTTCTAAAACTGGTTACAATTCTCGGTTTGCTATCCGGCGTATCTTGTATCCACCCCGTAACAAAAGACCGCTTCTTTGTAACTCCCAGCTCCATGTAGATGTTAAATTGAGTTGCCCCACCGCCCAATTCCTTGAACTCCACAGCTTTGCTCATATCAAACTGCCTTGCCATATCATATCGCAGCCTAAGCGGATTATCTGCTGTGTAGCCAACATCGAAGAACTGGTCGGCGTGCTTTGCCCCATCTTTCAGGAAATATCCCGTGTATTTCTTCGGAGTAGTTATACACTCAGCATTCTTTACAACATCGGTCTGCCGTTTCGTTGTTTTGAGCGTCTCCCACCCATCAATATCATTATACTTCAAATCTTGGAATTTTGCAAACGTTTTCGGGGCTTTATTTCCCAAAACATTTACAAAATCAGCATATTGCCGTTGGTCGGCCTGATAGTTCTTGCCAGCTTTTACCATGCCCGCCCATTTTTCTGGGGGATGCTGCGCTTTCTTTTCGTCGTACCATTCTTTGTACGATTTCTTCTTTATAAGCTCATATTCTCCGGTTTCGGGATTCTTCACGCGCATCATGTGGCGTTCCGCTTCCAGATCGTCGTCAGTGGCATTCACAACCGTGCAGCGGCAATTATACAGCTCATGTCCCGGCGCTCCCAACGAGCCATCACCGGGGAACATCATCTTATAGCCGCCGACATCGAACGGCTGATCGTAGTCCACAATCTGATTATCTGCCATGCCATGATCGTGGCGGGTGCGCAAATCCTTTGTTGCTACCCACTTTTTCTTGGATTTGATACCCCACATCTCGTCAGCGGCGGCGTAGCTGTCCATTCTACCGGCATTCTGTGCGGCGGTAACTGCCGTTCTTGCCGCTCGAATGGCGCTTACACGGCTCATTGTGACGATTCTGGACTGCAAATCATCGGATATCTGCTTGATGCTTCTGCCTTGCAAAATGGAGCCTGTAACGCTTGCTGTAATCTGCTGCTTTCCAAAAGCCAAATCAATGCCCCGCTTTATCGCCAGCCTTTCGGGGTAGTATGGCATTACGTCCGGCTGCTCCACAATTAAGCGCTTTACGGTCTGCTCGTCAAAAAGCGTAAAATCTGCACTTGGGTGAACGCTCTCAATGGTATAGGCGGTGTAATTCCGATTCAGTGAGTAGATTCCAGGCGTAGCGTCGTTCACATAGGCAAGCGCCACCTCTTTTGCTTCCGTCGCACGTTCTGCCAGCTTGTCCCGAAGCGCTTCCAACCGCGCCCCGCGCCCCATCTGGTTCAGTCGCCATTGTTGGTAGTCCTTTTCAGTCCACTCCTTACCGTTGCGCTTCTGGCCTATCAAGTCCTTCATCTTCTTATCCTGATCGGCGAAATGCTTGAAAAAAGCATCTATTTCCTCTTGCAGATCTTTAGCCGCCTTAGAATATACGGAGTTAATGCGGCGTTCCAAGTCGGCAAGTGCCCTATCGGTTCCTCTATCGGCTTCATTCGGTCTGGCCATCCTCATCACCGCCGTAAACCGTATTTATGTCAGCGTCCGCTTTCCTTTTCAGGATTTCCGGCACTTCCTCCGGCAAAAGAAACGGGAGGTGTTTTAGAACCGTTTCTTCATCAAGGAACGCAGCCGCCGAAAGCACCATATTTGTTTCCTCGGTGCGATTTATTACCTTGTTCCACGTAAATTCCGGCTGTGGATTGCCGATGCCAGCAACAGCGCAAATCTGCCGAATGAAATCTATCAAGAAATACTCGAAATCGGCACATTTGTTGTCCTGTGGCTGATACGCCGCCGAAATCTCTGTAGCCGTTTTCTCAGCGCCCGCCAGAGCCGTCACATCAAGCATCTGGGCATCTTCGTACAGGTCGCGGCGTAAAATATCCAGCATGGTTTTTCGGGCTTCCACGGGAACGTCAAGGGTGTGAGCTTCTGCTGCCGTTCCAGCGGAACTATCTACCACATTCGCCTTTACGCTCTTCATCCTCTGGATGAACTGTGCCAAATCCGTATCGTCCATAGCGCCGGTATTGTGCAGAATCCAGTAAATTCCGCTGGTATCGTCAATTTGGTTGGCGAACCCGGATTTGATAAAATCATAGCAGTCTATGGAGCCACGCAACCCAACGAGTTCGCTTTCGTGGGTATCGTTGCCATACAGTACCGCAATAGGCAGGCGGGTGTAGTTCTCGTCGCACACATCCACAACGCCCAGATCGTTCCTCAGCTCCTTGTGGATATATGCGCGTTTCTCTGCCATGGGCTGCGCGTCGTCGCTTCCCTCCGCGCCCCATTCGCTCACGCCATCGAGTTCGTAAAGCGTAGCCCGGAAAACAGTTTTTCGGCCAGTCTCACGGAACCAGTACCGAATACCGGCCATCAGCTCCGACGTTTTTTCATCCAGCAGTGGGACAAATCCCGGATTTCCGGGAGTATCGGCGAATGAAAACACTTCCAGATGATCGAGATTCCAATATCCGTAGGAAACGCCCTGCGCCAGTGCCAATTTTGCCGCCGTCTGCAGTTTATTGTCGAAGTCCGCTCCCAGCTTTTCCTTTTCGTCCATGCTTACGCCATTAGCGCAAATATAGCCCACTTCCTGAGTCACCAGCCGCCGAAACGTTAGCGTTTTAAGCCGGTAGTCGCTGCTCCAAATATCAGGAGTTTTGTTCCCAGATAAGGTAAAAAGGAACTTCTGGAATTTCTCAATGGTGATATTGTGCTTATTATAGTACGCCATACCGTCAGCGGCGTCTTTGTACGCCTTGCTGCTCTGGTGCTCCCGCACTGCATCACGTATGAATTCCCCAGTAGTTCCCTTTGCAATGGCTTCTTCCAAATCTTGATAAATTTTCATGAATTTTCTCCAATAGCAGAAATCTCGCAAAATCACAACAGCAACGCAGCGGCGGGTGAAATCTTGTTTTTCTTCTCCACTTTGTATTTCATAATGGTGTTGCAAAAGTACCTGATATCATCCATAGCGTGATCGTTATCTTTCACTACCGCGTCCTCCGTTTTCCTATCGTCCCACCGGTATAGCCCGAACTCCCGAATGGAATCCGTGCAACACCTGTGAATTTTTATATTCCCGTTCTTGAGATATACCGCTGTGCGCCGAATGCCGTCAAGAACGGCGTTGTCCGCCTGCTGGACGCGGAATCCACGGCGTTTCAGGGCGGTAATGAAAGAAGCCGCCGAGGGGTCAATAACCGCCCTCTTGATTTCGTAGCCGTCCGTCAGGCTCTCCACAGCGTCGCAATATTCCTCGTCAGTTTGCTGCCTGCATTCGGCTCTACCATCGTAGTAATACTCTTTGATTCTTACCGCCTTATTACCATCCACAGCCCACAAGCCGCACGAAAACGGATTCAGGGTGCCGTAGTCGATGCTTATGTAATAATCCGCGAATTCCGGCACTTCATCCGTGATATTCGCTTCGGAAAAATCGTATACAAGCCCCTCTGCCAGCGTCCATTTCCCCAGAATGTACCTATCATAGAACACCGTTCCGGCATATTCCTTTTTCAGATTTTCAACAAAAGTGGGGGGTAAAAATGGATTATCGTCTATTGTGTATTCTTGGCTGAAAATATCGGCATCACTATCAAGGAATCTCTTTAGCCAGTGGTTGGGATATTGTGGATTGTATGTGCCATCGAAGCAGGAATACTCCTTATCAAGCCGGCTTTTCAGGAGGGCAAAAACTTCCTCCGACCAGTCCGCGACCTCGTCGCCGTAGCAATACTTGATAGACGCGCCGCGAATCTTCGATACCTGAGACACTTTTTCCGCGCCAAGGCAATAACACTTCTCACCAAAAATCCATGCTGTATTATCGCTGGAAATCGCCCCAACAAGTTTATCTCCGTACAGATTCCGCATAGGCTCTAGCACATTTCGCTCTATTGTGGATTTTGTAACGCCCAAAATAACGGAAAGGCCATCCTTCCCGGCTCGTTCTCGAATCCGCATGGGAATAATCCATTTGAAATCAAGATATGTTTTCCCGCTTCGGGTCGCGCCGCCCTTGAAATTCCATCGGTGGTTACCGTACCTTGCGAATTCAATCTGTTTCGGGCTTAATAGCATCTCTAAACTCCTTAATTAGCCCATCCAGCTTATTGAGACTATCATTGCCGCTTGCCGTGTTTCTTGTGGCCTTATCGACAATAATCCCGAAAGATGTTGCAATCTGGCTTAATGTTGCGGCTGAAATCTTTTCGGGGTCTGTGAGCGCTTTCAGATGTAAGGTGATTGCTTCTTGCATCGCCGCTTTTTGTGATTCCATGTACGCCATCATGTCGGCGGTATTCTCTTCTTTTTTTTGCTGCACTTTTTGGGCGATATCCGGTGAAGCGCTAACAATCCTTTTCACAGTCTGGTGAGTTACGCCGTGCTTTTTTGCAACGGCGCTGTACGACTGCATTTCTATCCAGTCGGCGATTATTCTTTTTTTCTTCCGATCTGTAATCCTTGCAGCCATAGCACCACCGC